GGGGTCTCAACAACGCCGACAAGGACGGCAAGCTGATGAGCGCCGACCGGGAGGATGTTTTGGAGGCGTTCAGCGTCAAGCTGGTCAGCGGCTTGAAAGTTGACATCGTTGACACGCTCGTCAAGACCAGATGGATGGATGAGCCGGAGCCGGGCGTCCTGTATATCCACGATTGGGACCAATGGCAGGAACAATGGTATAAAGCCATTGAACGCCGGGAAAAGGATGCGAAGCGAAAGGCTGAGTACCGGCAGGGCAAACGGTCTGAGAAGGCGCGGGCCGGTGCCGCTGGCAAAAAGAATGACGGTCTCGACCAGGAGGCTCTGTGGGGCAGAGATGGGGGATCGGAGGCACCAGCACAGCCGGAGGAACCGAGATATACACCGGCGTTCGAGGAGTTCTGGCAGGCATACCCTCGGAAGATCGGGAAGGGCGAGGCATACAAGAAGTACCAAGCCCGCCGGAAGGACGGGTACTCCGATGCCGAGTTGCTTGAGGCAGCTAAGAACTATGCGATAGACTGCCGGCGAAGGAAGACGGAGAAGGAGTACATCAAGCACCCAAAGACTTTCCTGAGTGACAGCCTCCCGTTTCTGGACTACCTCCCCAAAAGGGAGAAGCCACAGGTAGACCCGGGAGCAGCGAAGACAAATCCGTTTGAAGAATGGGGTGAAGATACCTGATGGCAGAAGGTATGCTCAACACTTATGAATTTATGAAGAACATCGCAGCCTGTGGCTTGAGCAAGCAGGTCAGGAACCCCGGGGATTATGTAGGGCCGGATGGCCTGCTGATGTGCGGGAAGTGTGGAGAAGCAAAACAGCGGATCATGGATTTTGCCGATCCGACACCAGAAAACCCGGAGCACACCAGACAGCTCAAGGTCGCTACGATGTGCCGCTGCGAACGGGAGATTGAGGAGCAGCAGAAGAGAGAGGAGCAGGCGGCCGAGGACATGGAGCGAATCCGAAAACTGAAAAAGGCAAGCCTCATGGATGAAAAGTTCTCCTACGCCACCTTTGAGCACTTCAAGCCCACCAAGTACAACGAGAGGAACCTGAAGCTCTGCCTGCGGTATGCGGAGAAGTTCGACCTCATGCTGGAGAAGAACCAGGGGCTTCTGTTTTGGGGCAACGTAGGGACCGGGAAGAGCTACGCGGCGGCCTGCATTGCAAACCACCTGCTCGACCGTAAGGTCCCGGTCATTATGACCTCGTTCGTGAAACTGCTGGAAGTCATTCAGGCCAGCAGGGAGGAGGAACCGGCGATCCTGTCCAGACTCGGATATGCCAGACTCGTTATCTTCGATGACCTGGGGGCCGAACGGGGTACAGATTATGCTCTGGAGAAGGTCTACAACATCATTGACAGCCGGTATCGCAAGGGGCTGCCCATGATCTTGACAACCAACCTCAGCCTCGATGAGATGAAGCGGGAGGTTGATGCTCGGTATAGCAGGATCTACGACCGTATCTTTGAGAACTGCTATCCGATGCAGTTCACCGGGCCGAGCTGGAGAAAGGTCGAGGCGAGTCGCAGATTCAAGGATATGGAGAAGTTGCTGGAGGAGGATTGATACCCAATGGGGGAAGTCGGTGAAAGAGGATACCTGAAAATCGGGAATGAGGCCGACCGGGTGGCCGTAGCCTCTATCCTGTATAAGAACGGCTACACCGTGAGGCCGGTCCGACGGAAAAAGAACGGGAAGAGCTATGAATACTTCCTGTTCTACCAGATGAACAGCATGGACGAGGAGGCTGGCGGCGATGAAGGTTAAATTCACCATCCTCGGAGAGCCGGCCGGGAAAGGGCGGCCCCGGTTCAGGAGCGTCGGCCCTTATGTTAAGACCTATACCCCGGAGAAGACGGCAAGCTACGAAAACCTCGTTAAGCTGGAGTACAGGCGGCAGTGCAATGACTTCAAGTTTGAGGATGGGGTTCCGTTAGATCTTAGAATCACAGCATACTACTCCATACCGAAGAGCACCAGCAAGAAGAAGCGGGTCCTCATGGAGCAGTTCAAGATCCGGCCGATGAAGAAGCCTGACAACGACAATATCGTAAAGGTGGTCCAGGACGCCCTGAACTTGGTGGCCTACCACGATGATGTGCAGGTCGTTGATTGCCAGCTACGGAAATTTTACAGCGAAAATCCCAGGGTAGTTGTCACAATCCAGGAGGCGCCGGATGTTGTCTGTCTATGAGTTGCCGATTGGTAACAAAAAGAGATATTTAAGAAATTGGAGGGAAATAGAATGAAGCGGATTGAGCTGAGAAAAGTCCCCTGTGGCGAGACCTTCACCGTCTTCGGTGAGGAGTATGTGGTGCTGGACCATGTGGACGGCGGTGTCCTGTCCATCCGCAATGGCATCTGGAAAAAGGCGGTCTTTGACCGGAACGGCAACAGCAATTTGACCCAGGCCGATATGCGAGACACCCTGGCTGAGTACACGGAGCTCCTGAAGTCCAGAGGCATGAAGGATAGCGACTGCCTAGTCCAGCACATCGACCTGAAGGCCACCGATGGCACCCGGGTTTATGGCTACCTCGACTGCACCGTGGCGCTGCTGACACTGGAGCAGTACGGGAAGTACAAAGAAATCATCCCGAAGGCGGATGACTGGTGGTGGCTGGCTACGCCGGTCTGGACTCGGTGGCTCCGCTCCCCGTACACCTACGACGCCGGCATCGTGTGGAGCGTGGGCTCCGATGGCGGCTACGACGACTGGGTCGCCAGCGGCTCCCTCGGCGTCCGCCCCGTTTTGACCTTCAGCTCTTGCCTCCTGGTCTTTTGGCAGGACGATGAGGAGAACCAGGGTACCTCGGACGAGGAAGTCCAGAAGGGGAAGCGGTGGGGTGCCTACATCGAGTACCTGAACGATTGGGCGGATAACCATTCCAGCTCCGAGTGCTATGGTGCTGCCCCCCCTTAGCTTCGATGAGTGGCTGGAAGAAGAGTATGACTGGTCTACTGAGGGTGAAAGTTGCGATGAGCCGAGAACTTGAATTTGATGGATGGTGGGAGGGCAGAGCGGTTTATAGCTGCGACTGCTGCCACAAAACCGAGAGCTTTCGTTTTGACAGCGAAGACATTGATTCCAAGGCCCACCGAAAGGAACTCCGGGAGAAGAAGGGCTGGATCACAACGCAGGTAAACGGCCAGTGGAAGGATTTTTGCTCCGAGGACTGCCGGAACCGTTATATCAGAAATCAGACGATTTGATAGGAGGAACAGAAAATGTTTGCAAATGACCTGAGTTTAAGCCTGAAGAGCGAGACCTTCTCTGCGCTGAAAGAGGATTTCGACAGCATCCTGGCCCGGACCATCGGGAACATGGAGATGAAGGGGGCCGAGGAAGCCACTGTGACCCTGAAGCTGGGCATTTCCCTGGAAAAGAGCAGCGTGAACAGCCCGAGCGGCCTTCAGGAGATCACAAAGCCGTCCTTCAAGCACGACATCAGCTCTGTGATGCAGGTGAAGGACAAGAAATCCGGCGCTCTCACTGGCGATTATGAACTGGTGTGGGATGCCGCAGAGGGGAAGTATGTGATGCGCCGCATTGATAACGGGCAGGTGAGCATCTTCGACAGTGCTCAGACCGCTGGTGACGTGATCGACGCCGATTACACCGCACTCCCAGAAGGCCAGCGTGGACTTCCTGAAGCCTCTCAGAACGACGAAGAGGCGGGGGATACCTCTGATACAGACGAGGCGGAAAACACCGAGCCTGACTCCGCCAACGAATCCGTGAACACCCCCGACGATACCTCCACGCCGTTCGGCTGGCTGAAGCAGTTCGCCGGCATGGATATGCGGGTGACCGAAGCGATGGGCAACTATACTGTCCGCACCGCCGAGAACAAGATCGTGCTGTCCTCTGCCACCAGTGAAACCTCCCCGTTCTACTGCCCGGCCGAGAAACTGGCTCCCCATGTCGGTCACAAGGTATCCTGTGTCGGTTATGGTGACGAGAACGGCGCAATCGTCAATGTCTCTGTGGAGTGCGAGGACTGCAATGAGGTTCTGTTTGAGCTGACCGCCCCGGGCGTGGTGGAAATGACCGATGAGGAGATCGCTGCGTCAGTTAATGAAGAAGGCACTGGGAACTACGATTACGAGACTCCCGAGAGCGACAAGGAGGCTGAGTGATATGAGAAAGCTACTGCGGAGCATGGCGAAGGCCAAAATGGAGCGGATGGGATACTCCAAGGTGAACAGGCGGATGGCTTATGGTCATTGGCGTGAGGTTCTGGGGAAGGGGGCCTACCCCGGCTTCTATGGGAAGAAGCGCCAGAACAAGGGGAGCCGGCAGCCCATCCTGAAGTATTGAGGGTAGGGGCTATGATGACTGCGTTTAGAGTCATCGTGCTCATCGTCCTTGCGGTCACCGGCCTTGGGGTGGTCGCAGACGGCGCGGGTGGCCGCAAGGAATACGTCAGCACGTTTCTGGTATCTGGGGTTCTCTTTTTGGCGTCCATCGCTGTTGAGGCCCTTCTGTAAGCAACAGAGCAAGGGGAGAGCTGTATATGAAATCGCCAATCGACATCATCAAGGGGCGGATCGTTGATTACGACCCCAGAACCAGCGAGGTCACCATCAAGGCCCGGTATCCAGACTGGATGATGCTGACAAAGCGGGAGTACCGGGACTGCAACATCCAGCTCATTGACGGGAGGCCCTTGTCCGATAAGCAGCGCCGAACCTGCTATGTGCTTTTGAAAGACATCTCCAAGTTCACTGGAATGGGGCTTGACCCCACGAAGGAGTACCTGAAGATCAAGTTCCTGACCGAAGATTTGCAGGAAACGGCAGACCAGATGTTTTCCCTGTCCAACGCTCCGATGAGCCTGGTGTGCGCCTTCCAGCGGTTCCTGGTCCATTTCATGCTGGATTGGGATATTCCATGCAGCATCCCCTTGCTCGAATTCGTGGACGATGTCCAGGACTACCTGTATGCCTGCCTGATGGCGAAGAAGTGTTGCATCTGCGGCAAGCACACCGACCTGCACCATCTGGACCATGTTGGCGCCGGCCGGGATAGAGAGGAGATCATTCACGAAGGAATGGAGGTGCTGCCCCTCTGCCGTGAGCACCACACAGAGGTTCACCAGATCGGGCAGCTCACCTTCAACGACAAGTACCATATCAGCGGCGGTATCATCCTTGACCGGAAAATGTGCAAGCTGTATGGACTGAAGGCAAAGGAGGAAGACGATGCTCAATAAATGGGAGGGCATGGGGCGGCTCACTAAAGACCCGGAACTGCGGAGAACGCCATCCGGCACGGCCGTCGCTACATTCAGTATTGCCGTTGACCGGGACTTCAAAGGCAAGGACGGCGAGCGGGAAACCGACTTCATTGACATTGTTGCCTGGAGGCAGACGGCCGAGTTCGTGAGCAAGCATTTCACAAAGGGCCGAATGGCCGTGGTGGAGGGCCGGCTTCAGATCCGGGATTATACCAATAAGGACGGCCAAAAGCGGCGGGTTGCGGAAATCGTTGCGGACAACATCTACTTCGGCGACAGCAAGCGCGATAACGATGTGGATGGGTCCGCATACAACGATTCGCCGTCTTATGCCGATGGATATGGAGCGGGAAATGACTGGAGAGAAATCGACGAAGGAGACGGAGAATGTCCGTTTTGATAGGAGATAGACATGGAAAACACGAAAATTGAATGGTGCGACAGCTCCTGGAACCCAGTGACGGGGTGCTACAACAACTGTCCGTACTGCTACGCCCGCAGGATTGCCAACCGCCTGAAGGGCTGTGATAATTGCCCAAGTGGAATTCATCCCTCGATGTCCAGGATTATAGAGCTGTCCAACCGGCTCCAAGCCACCAGCAAGGACGGGAAAAAGAGAGCCGCTGCTTACCCCTTCGGGTTTACGCCGACGCTCCATGAATACCGGCTTGATGACCCGCAGAAGAAAGGGTTTGGGAAGACAGTCTTCGTGTGCTCCATGGCGGATATGTTCGGGCCATGGGTCCCTGATGAGTGGATTAAGCGGGTGTTCCAGTCCTGCCTTGACGCTCCGGGCCATCGTTACCTGTTCCTGACGAAGAACCCGATTCGGTATATTGAACTCGCTGAGGCGGGCATCCTGCCGGAGCGGGATGACTTCTGGTACGGTAGCACAGTCACAGGGCCGGAGGCCCCAGCCTTCTATGGCGGCGGATATAAAACCTTCGCCAGCATTGAACCGATCCTGAAGCCCTTCGACGCCCCCGGTAGCGGCGGTATTGCAGATACCATAGATTGGGCCATCTTCGGAGCTGAGACCGGGAACCGGAAGGACATGGTTGTGCCAGAGCGGAACTGGATTGAGGGTGCCGTGAAGGCGTTCAAGGACAGGGGTAAGCCGGTGTTTATGAAGGACAGCATGAAGCCCGTATGGGGCCAAGAGCTATTGACAGAGTTTCCATGGGAGGACTGAGCGCATGAAGATCAAAATCAACACACACGGGAATGAACTGCCGGTCAGCCATGGGGAGTGGGTGGACCTCTACACCGCAGAAGACGTGGAGATGGGGCCACTCGATTTCAAGATTATATCTCTCGGCGTAGCTATGGAGCTACCGGAAGGCTACTACGCCCAGGTGGTACCCCGGTCCTCCACCTGCAAAAACCACGGCATCATCATGGCGAACAGCATTGGTATCATTGAGCATAGCTACTGCGGAAACAACGATGTCTTGGGCTTCCCAGCCGTTGCCATCCGACACACCAAGATCCCGAAAGGCACCCGCATCTGCCAGTTCCAGTTGGTCAAACAGGCGGAGCTGATTGAGTTTGAGCAGGTCGATGACCTCGGCAATCCCGACCGCGGCGGATGGGGCAGCACCGGGAAAAGCTGACTGCGAGGTGGACTATGGCAAAGCAAAGCGGGTATCTCAAGCGCAAGAAGGTAGAGATTGGAGTCTACCGGCAGGCGGAGAAGGAGACTTACATCCAGTTCATGTCTGATATGTTCCAGATTGCCTTGAACGACCCGGATGTAATGGGCAAGGATGTTCTTGGCGAGGCCAGGATAAGGCGCGTGGCAGAGGCCGCCAGTAGAAACTTCGATACCTTCCACGGAGCATTGGAGAATATCCCGGAAGCCGACTACTTCCAGGAAAAGCTCGACTCCAGGCTTGGGAGGATTTTCAAAGAAAAACTGGTGCCCTTTACAGACCGGTATCCCTGGCTCAAGAGGCAGGTCTACTAACCGGCCAGGGGAGAGTGAGGTGAGAGGGCTTCTGACATGGAGGAGAAACGATACGATGTAGCTGCGGTGAAGGAGCGGCTGAACGAATACCGAGAGAAAGAGCGGGATATAGACAACCAGATCGAGCGTTTGGTGCGCCTGGTCACTAAGATGAGCAGCGTCGGGGCCCAGACCATCACTGATATGCCCAGATCCCCGGGGGCGGATGGCGACCGCATTGGGAAGCTCGTTGCAGAAAAGGAGGAGTTGGAGTCTTGCATCCGAAGCGACGAACAGGATCAGAAAGAGGAGTGGAGTAAGATCGAAGCGATCTTGTCTAAACTCAAGCACTCGGATGAGCGGGCAGTAATCCGCATACGGTATCATGACAGAGAGAACTGGTCTACAGTCGCCGAGGTCATCTTCGGAAATGTGGAGGACTACCTCGACAGGGAGGGAACCTACATCCGGCGGGTGCATAAAATCCATGGCTCCGCCCTCCTGAATATGGCGAAGATCATGGAGGACGGAGAACTGGATACAGAGGTTCCTGCGGCTATGTAGCCTATATTCCATCATCCAGAAACCTTCCAGTGACTTTAGGCGCCAATTTGAACAGGGCGGAGTAGTCCGATTGGGCTGCTTCGCCCTGCGTTTGTTTTCGTTGATATTAGAGAATTTCTTTCAAAAATAAACGAAAACATATTGACTTAGACGCCCGGTGTTGTAAAGTAAAGTTACGATAAATCAACAAAAATGAACTGATAGAAGGAGTAATTGATATGAAAAACGAGTATCTGGAGAAGATTTGTGACCGTATTCAGAACGGGGAGGAAGTCGGAAGAAACCAGCAGGAGCTGGCTTGGGCGTACAAGCAGCCGACCTATCAGAAGTTTGGACGGATCTGCCTGGACCATCCCATCCACACCGACAAGGATGCGGCGGCCATCGCCCAGGACCTTTCCCTGGCTGGCATCAATGAGCTGTATATCACCAGCCAGTCTAGCAATCAACTCGATTTGTGGGCTGTGATGGACGCCTTTGGTCTGAAGCTGCGCGGAATCGGCTTCATCGACAATGCTGATTACATCGCCGACGTTGAGCGGTGGGGTAGCAGCGATCTTCCTGAGACGCTTGCAGCCCTCCGGTTCAGCTTCAAGGAGGATCAGTGATGGAGTGGATTTGTTGGAGCAGATGGGGCAGCATAGGCCGAATTGAGGGAGGGCAGATGAGATGGCGGGATATTCAACTGAACCTCCAGAAATTTGAGCGGGAGGCCAAGAAGCTGCTGGATGAGACAGGCGCAGACCATGTGGTATACGGAATGAAGCTTTACGAGGATGGGCACTTGAAAGAAGTGCGGTTTTACCTTCAGCCGATGGATGAGGAGGAGTTTGACAGGGTAGCCCGCCTCAAGGGAGTGATGGTGTATGCGCTCCACAAAAGAATTTGAAAGGAATGAGATAGAGCGATGAGATTCCGGGATATTCCGCAGTTCATCAGCGATGGATCATACCGGGTAGATGTGGGCCTGGAGTACATGATTGAGTGGATCGACAGAATGGTGGAAGAAGACGGGTTGCAGCTCTGCCCGGACTTCCAGCGTGGTCATGTGTGGACCGAGCAGCAGCAGATCGCCTTCGTGGAGTTCGTCCTTCAGGGAGGCAGGTCTGGCAGGACGATCTACCTGAATAACCCGAACTGGATGGGCAAAGGCCACCAGAGCGGTTACACCGATTTCGTGTGCGTCGATGGGCTCCAGAGGATTACGGCGATCCGCCGGTTTCTGAATGATGAAATCCAGGTGTTCGGCCACCGTTACTCCGACTTCGACGGCCCAACGGATCTGATCCGGCATGGAATGGTTATCAACATCAATGACCTGAAAACCAAGAAGGAGGTCTTGCGGTGGTACATCCAAATGAACGCCGGCGGAACCCCGCACTCCGATGGAGAAATCCAGAGAGTAAAAGAAATGATGGAGGGATTGACGTGAGTGAAGTAAAACTGAAAAAATTGCTCTTCTATAACGGAATGTTTAACCGGGAAGGGCACAAGATGAGGTCTGTTTTTGAACGTGAGGTATCCAATGGCACTGCTGTCTACCGCCTATGGAGGAGCGATGGAAAGCCGGACCTTGATTACCCTCGCGCAGAGAACGATAAGTATATCTTGTATGTAGAAATCAACGGCTACTTGGCTCCTCTAGGCGTAACTGACTTCTACTTGGTAGATAATTGTGGGTTTTCCGCCGCCACAGAAAGCCTTTACGGCGGGCAAGAAGAGAGGGCGCGATATTTTGATACCCTGCGCCAGAATGGGAACACCGGGGACGGGGCTATATTAGCCGCACTGGATCGAGAGAGGGTGGAAATCAAAAGGTTTGGAGAAGATCCCGCCAAGCAGGCTGATTGCATCAAGGCTATGCTGGATAGCAGGGTTGAAAAATATCTGGCCTCCAAAGAGAGCGGCGGCGACACATTCCCGGACTTCGTAGGGGCCTTGGCCCTTGGAGAACTTGATGAGTGCGTTAAACTGTCTGCCATTTACCGATCCAAAAAAGAGGCAAAAGATCGGGAGCGGTATGCCCGCATCAAAGCAGAGGAACAGGCCCATTACGAAGAGGAGAACCGCAAGGCGGAGAAAATGGTCACTGATGCAATCGGCATCCTTCGGAGTGAGGGAGTTCTTGAAAATGAATGGGTAAAGTTCTATCAGGAAGACGGTCGTTCCCATACTTACTCCATCATCAACTACCTGATGAGGAGGTATGGGGTGGATGTCCCGCTCCGTACCCAGGGATGGATTAACGAAAAGCTGTCCAGCATCAAGATTAAAGACGGGCGGTGTGAGCAACTGCGATATTTGCGCTCCAAGGGAGGAAGGTGTTCACAAAAGTTCTTTGACTGCATGAATGAATTGATATGTGCGGCTACTCGTGAGAAAAAGGAGAAACCGGAATGAAATATGCGGTGATTGCGACCTATATAAACGGAACGTCCACCGGGGCCGTAATAAATGCTGTGAGCGACCGAGATGCCTGGATTTCAGCTCTGAGCCTGTTCGACCACGGAAAGTATATTCAGAGCATCCAGGTATCGGCGATTCTCACGGAGGAGTGCGGCGGGGAGTTTGAGGAGGAGCCATGATAACCAAACGTCTAACAGCGGATAGGGTCGGCGTGAGATGCCAAAAGAAGCACCGGTCAAAGCAATATGTCATAGATCCACCGGAAACGGACCCGATTGTGGTGATGGGATCGGGCTGTCCGATTGTGGAGCTTCAACCCGGCGAGGTCGTGGTGAGCCAGGATGGCGAAATTGTCAAGGCTACCGGAAGGTTTTTCAGGACAGCCGAGACTATCGACCCGTTCCACATAGTCTTTGACATCTTCTGAATTGGAGGAAAAACATGAAAGTTGGAGATTTCCTGAAGAAATACTGGATGTGCAGCAACGCAGAGGTATTCATCGAAAGCGTACCGGCCGGAGACTTGAGCAAGCTCAAGCAGGATGAAGTGAGGGATCTTCGCCCCATTGTCCTCATGGACATGACCGTACAGAGCTTTTCTGTAATTGACAATGTTCTGACCATCTACGCTATGGACGGGGGAGCAGGCGGGAAAACATGGGAGCGAAAAGAGAAGTGGAACGAGCCCTAGTTTTGTACCGCGCACAAAAGGGCATGAAAAGGCACTAAAAGGCATTGTAACGCACCATTTTCCTGTGCTATCTTGTATAACAGAAAATTTGGATGAACCGTTAGGGGACGGGAAATCCAGAAAGCGTCACCGACTGGTGGCGCTTTTTTATTTGCTGACTGGAGGTACAGGAAATGGAAAAGCGCATCGAAATGGTGCAGCGCCGTGTCGGCGACCTGAAACTGGACTTCGGCAACCCCCGCAAGATCAAAAAGCAGAAGCGGGAGGATTTGGAGGAGTCCCTGGACAAATACGGCGACTTCGACATCATCGTCATCAACGATAAGGACCAGGTTATCGGCGGTAATCAGCGAGTGACCATCTTCCAGAAAAAGAACCCGGACATGATCGTCGAGTGCAAAATGCTCGTCGGCTATACCGTGGCAGAGCTGAAGTATATCAATATCAAGCTGAACAGCCACGCCGGAGAGTGGGATCTGGATGAGCTGGGCGACTGGACGGCAGATCTGATGGGCAGCTTCAAGTTGGATCTGGAGAAGCCCCCGAAGCCCGTGGAGGATCGTACCATCAAGGAGATGGAGGCTATCCACTACGAGCAGTACGACTATGTCCTGATCGCCTGCCGGAATGAGCTGGATTACAACGACCTCGTTCGGAAGCTCGGCATCGAAGGCGGCCAGGTCAAGGTAGCCAAGAGCCGGAAGATCAAGGGCCGGGCCATCTGGTACGATGACTACAAGGGCCGCATCCTTAGCAAAGAGGAATCGGAAGAACTGGACGGAAGCGGGGAGGCAGAGGAATGATTCAGTTTGCAAAGCCTGATATTACCTCCGCCGAGATCCTGAAGGTGGAATCCACGCTGAAAAGCGGTTGGCTCACCGGCGGGCCGAAGGTGGCCGCCTTTGCCATGGAGGTCGCCAACCAAAGCGGCGCCGACCATGCCGTCTGCTATGATAGCTGCACTGCCGCTATGGAGATGAGCCTGCGGGCGCTGGGCATCGGTCCAGGGGATGAGATTATCACTACCCCCTATACCTACTCAGCCACCGCTGAGGTCATTCGGAACGTGGGCGCAAAGATTGTGTTCTGCGATCTGAAGCCCGGGACCTTTGAGATGGACTACGGCAAGCTACCGGGGCTCATCACCGAGCGGACCAAGGCGGTCATGCCGGTTGACTACGGCGGGGTTCCGTGCCGATATGCAGACCTGTTTCAAGCGATTTCCAGCAAAGCCAGCCTATATCACCCCTCTACGCCTCTGCAAAAAAGCATAGGCAGGGTCGCCGTTGTGGCTGACGCCGCCCATAGCTTCGGCGCCAGCTACGAAGGTTATTCCGTTGGGGGCGTGGCCGACTTCACCTGCTTCAGCTTCCATGTCCTGAAGCCCATCACCACCGGAGGCGAGGGCGGAGCGGTTGTCTGGCGTGACTTTGATAACATCGACAACGACATGCTGGAGCGGCGTCTGGCCCTCCTTGGGGACCACGGGCAGACAGGAAAGAATATCTCCGGCATCCACGGCCGGGAGTGGGAGTACGACATAGCCCTGTTCGGCTATAACCACATTATGACCGATGTGGATGCTGCGGCCGGCCTTGGACAGCTTGACCGAATGAAGGAGCTTTACTCCGCCAGGGAGGCCCTGACAAAGCTCTATTATTTGAATCTGCCCGGCAGTGTGGAGGCAGCCCTTCAGCACTTCGGGAAGGACTACACCAGTTCCATGCACCTGTTCCCGATCCGTATTCCCGGGGCAGGCGAGAATGAGCGGAACCGGGTGTTTGCGAGCCTGCTTGATGATGGTATTGCCTGCAACGTCCACTACAAGCCGCTTCCCATGTTCACCGCCTATATCCGGGAGGGATTTGACATTCAGGACTACCCGGCTGCCTACGACACCTACAAGAACCTGATTACGCTTCCGTACCACACGCACATGACTGTGGATGACGTGGAGCTGATCTGCGCTGCGGTCGAGAGGGCGGTGAAGGCCCTATGAATATCACGACCTTGCAGGGAGCCACCGTTCTGATTACCGGCGGGACAGGGACCTTCGGGAACGCTTTCTTGGATGAGTGCCTGGCTGCCGGGGCGGATGAGATCCGCATCTTCAGCAGGGATGAGAAAAAGCAGTATGATATGGCCCAGAGATACCGGGAGAACCGCAATGTCCGGTTCTTCCTGGGGGACATCCGGGACAAGAGATCTATCGACGCCGCCATGTATGGGGTCGATTTCGTTTTTCACGCTGCTGCTATGAAGCAGGTCCCGTCCTGCGAGAACTTCCCCATGGAAGCGGTGAAGACCAACATCAACGGCAGCGAAAACCTGCTGCTGGCGGCCATCCAGAAGCGAGTGCAGAAGGTGGTCTGTTTATCAACTGACAAAGCGGTGTACCCCACCTCGGCCATGGGCATGACGAAAGCCTACATGGAGAAGCTGGCTTTCCAGAAGGCCGAGCAGCAGAGCGGCACGGAAATCTGCGTGACTCGGTTCGGTAATCTGGTAGCCTCCCGGGGCTCCGCTGTGCCACTGTTCATTGAACAGGTGCAGAACGGTATGCCCATCACCATTACAGACCCGGCTATGACCCGGTTTATGATGACAGTGAAGGAGGCCGTGGCTCTGGTCCGGCAGGCATTTGCTGTTGGACGGAACGGTGAGCTTCTGGTGAAGCGGTCAGCCGCCTGTACGACCGGGGATCTGGCGAAGGCAGTCTGCGAATATATGCACCTGTCGGCGGACTACCCAGTCGTGCAGATCGGGATTCGCCCTGGAGAGAAAATGCACGAAGCTCTGCTTACCGAGGAGGAGGCAGGGATCGCTACGGTCAAGGGGGACTATGTGGTAGTGTCCCGAGACCGGAAGGGCGTCAAAAAGCTGGATGTACCGTATCGGTCCGATTTGGCCGAGCGAATGGATGAACCGGCGGTGCTCCGGCTGATTGAGAGCGTTTTTGAGGGAGGGGTGAGCTGACATGAAGAAACATCTGTTTGTGGTGGCCCACCCTGACGATGAAGTTCTTGGCGCCGGTGCCTTTATCTACGATGCCATTCGGCGAGGAGACAAGGTGGCCGTGACCGTCCTGAACAACTGCGACACCACCAGGTATCGGGATGATGAAACCAGGATCGTGAAGGATCTGGAGAGAAGCCATGCCGCCTTGGGGGGTGGCATCCGCCGGGACCTGTTCTACTACACCGACAGCAACTTCCATAACGCAGATCACCGGCAGATGGTACAGGACATCGAGGGCGTCATCCGCGATTTTCAACCGGACATCATCTTTACGCAGCACCCCGGGGACATCAACACCGACCACTACTGGACGGTGGCATCCTGCATGGAGGCGTTCCGGCTGTGGCAGCGGGGTAGGGGTGAGTACCATCCGGTCGAGGCTCTGTATCTGATGGAGGTCCAGTCCTCCACGGATTGGGCCTTGAACCCGTCTGAGGAGAGGTTCAAGCCGAATACCTTCGTTGAGGTATCCCCGGAGGCGGTAGACGCTAAGGTTGACGCCCTGGCGACCTATGAGAATGTAATCCGACCGGTCCCGCACCCCAGGTCCACAAAGGCACTGTATGCGCTCCCTGTTCTCCGGGGCGCACAGGCGGGGTATCCGCTGGCCGAGGCGTTCGAGTGCGTGTTCAGGAGGGGAGACCTATGATCCTGACCTCGCACCAGCCCGACTTCCTGCCCTACATGGGCTTCTTTTACAAGGCGGCCCGCAGCGATGTGCTGGTCCTGTCCGATGATGTCCAGTTCTCCAAAGGCGGTATGCACAACTGGAACCGGATTAAGACCCCGGCGGGCGCCCAGAAGCTGACCATCCCGGCCCATGCCCACCACGACACGCCGCTCTGCCAGATCAAGATTGCAGACCCCGGCCATGGCATCGGGCGGGCGGTGAAGACGATTGAGCAGCACTACCGCAAGGCCCCCCACTACGGGGAAGGGGCGGAGTTGCTGGAGATCATGCAGTTCTTCTCCGGCCCCGGAAACTCCTGGCTCACTGAGATGAACGAAAATCTCATCCTCCATATCTTGGGCAGGTTCGGTATCAAGCCTCTGGCGATCCTGCGGGCCTCCGCCCTGGGTATCCAGGGGCACAAGGATGAACGAATCTTCCAGATGTGCGAGGAGACCGGGGCGGATACCTACCTTAGCGGCCGGGGTGCTGCGGACTACCACCAGCCGGAGGAATATATGCTCCGAGGCATCGACCTGATTTACACCGACTATGAGCCGGTTCAGTATCAACAGCTCTACGGGGAGTTCATCCCGAACCTGTCTGTGCTGGACTATATTTTCAACTGCGGATATGAACTTCCGAGGGGGTGGAAGAAGTGAAGCAACCAACCTTCGGCATCTATATCCCCAGCTATAAACGGGCGAAGAGCTGCACGGCCCACCGCTTCCTCCAGTACGGAACGTACATCGTCCGGGCAAGCGAGGAGGCGGAATACCGGGAGGCCCTGCGGGATGTAGAGGACCATATCAAGGTGTGGGCCGTGGAGGATGAGCTGATCTGCGGCCTGACCGAAGTGAACCAGTGGCTCATCGACAATGCCCCGGAGGATGTCATCGCCATCCTGGACGACGATATTCACCACTTCTACTACCGGATGTATGAAACGGTGTCCCTGGAGGACCCCGAGGTTGTCACGGCGGAGCTGGAGCGGATCGGGCAGCTCATGTCTGACCTGAAGATAGGGTTCGGGGCCACAGACGCCACCATCCGCCCCTGGAACTACGACTGTGAGTTCTCCTTCAAGGGGTGTGCCGGTGCGGTCCGGTGGGTCAACCGGCCGGTTTTCAAAGCGAAATGCCATAAGGAGCTGGAGTACAACTACGACCTGGACCTCGTACTCCAGGAGCTTCTTGTGAACCGGGTGATCCTGAAGCCCAAATACTTCTGCTCGAAGGGCCTGACCGATACCAATGAGGGGGGTGCCTCCGGGAAGAAGAGGGGGGACCAGGTCGCCAGCATCAATCTGATGAAGTCCAAGTGGGGCAAGTATTTCTCCTACAACATGAAGACGAATGTGCCTCACATCAATGTGAAACGGTAGATTTTGAAAAACTTTCGCATATATCTGCATTTCCATTGACTTTTAGCCGGTATCAGTTAAGATATAGTAAAGGCCAAAAAAGTTATTGATTGGCCTTGAATAAGGCTGAAAGGATGATGAAATTGGCATTTCAGATGCTGACACGGACGAATCGCAGTTTCTGGGAGGTTACGTCCGTCATGCAGAACTCAATCCGAAAGGGCGACTATGAACTCGCCGGACACTGTCTATGGGAACTGCTCCCTGGGTACACGCCGTACCTGCGGAAGCGGTTCCTTGTCATTTCTGCCGAGGATTGCTTTGGAGTCATCACAAAGGAGATTGTGGCGCTCTCGGAGATTGGAGACGAAAAGGCTCTGACCCAGGCGCTCGCCCTGATGTGTGCGGCGAAAAAGAACCGGGACGCAGATTACTTCGTCTGCAATCTGATGTTTTGCCCGAAACCGACCGGGATGACAAAGGATGATCTGGCGAAAGAGCTGCACCGGGCAATTCGCAAGCGGGAGGTCGTAAAGGCCGGCCGGCTGGCGGCGGAGCTTTTCAAAAAGAACCGCAAGGAGTTCTGGAAGATGCTGACCCAGACGGCAGAGGTATTCTACCCGCATCTGCTGGACGAGGTCGTGGCCCTGAACCGGGCGAACGACATGGTCAGTAAGCCTTCGGAGGAGACCATCTTCGTTGCAAAGGCAATCGTGCTGATGTGGACGGAGAAGGAACCCCGGGAGGGGGTCCTGGGGTGGGAGGGGATGGATTTCTTCCATCTGCTTGACCCGGATACAATCCCGGTCCCGAAACCGGTGGAGGAGTGCCAGCGGGTGAATGGTCTGTTCCCGGAGTGGGCGTATAACTGGCACACCTCATACGGGAAGTACCAACTCCGGCGTGATGCGGTCCACGCCATCCAGAATGACCAGAAGATCCTGACCCCGCTGGAGGAGAACCTGTTCGACGACTGCACCTGGAACCGGGACATCAACATCTGCCTCCAGAAACACAACCCGAACCGTTACCAGCTCCCGTTTGATGACGGGAAGCGGAAACCGGAGGAGAAGTATGGAGCGTAAGAGCGATACGGTCCGGCGCCTGGTGGCTGCCGGCGACTTCAAAGCTGCGCTCCGTATCGCCAAGGATTTCCGGCTGGGGATCACCAAGACTGATTCGGACGATATGCGCCGGGGCTATGAGTGCATGATCCACCCGGAGTTTTATCAATCAATCGGAAAGAACCCCTCGGAAATTGCTCAAAAGGGCGTAGAGGCCGTGCAAAGACTGTACGGCACATAACTCCACCCATGAAAAACTAAGCCCGTAAAATGGCCCCTACGCCTTCGTGCTAGGGGCTATTTTCATGCAGAAAGAAGGTGAGATCTGATGGCTCGAAACCCGAAACAGGACGCCAATTTGAAGCCCTACAAAAAGGGAGACATAACCAGTGAGGAAGCTAAGAAGCGCGGGCGGGCGGGCGGAGTGAAGTCAGGGGAGTCCAGACGAGCGAAAAGGGACGCCAAATCGGCCGTCAGATACCTGCTTGATCTAGCCGCAAAAGGCAAGATTGCCGATAACCTGAAGGAACTTGGCTTTCCGTCCAATGAGCAGACCAACATGGCCGCCCTTCAGGCACGGCTGTTCACTATGGCAATGGGCGGCAACATTGATGCCTACACGACGCTGATGAGGATGGCCGGGTATGAGCCGGAGGAAAACCGCAAGGAGCGTGAGAGCATTGCCGCCGACCGTCGGCGTGAGATTGAACTGGATGCTAAGGTATCCGCTCTGGGTTCCAACCCGGAGGGTATGAGTGCATCGGTCAATATGAGCGACGAGGACGGCAACAACGATGTTGTCATCTATATGCCGCAGATTGCCCCAGAGGAGAGCTGTGAACTGAAGGAAGAGGAAGGTAAACCGGATACCGGGGAGACCGATAAAGCGTCGTCTGAGCAGTAAGGCGGTGATTGGATGTCACTGATCCTGAAGCCGCAGGAAGGCCCTCAGACAATGTTCATGGCGACACCGGCGTCTATCTGCATATATGGTGGGGCTGCCGGCGGCGGGAAATCATTCGGCCTGCTGCTGTCACCGCTCCGCTACAAGAATGTTTCCGGCTTCGGTTGTACCATCTTCCGCCGCAACTTCAATCAGATTTTTGCTCAGGGCGGCCTTTGGGATGAATCTATACAGATTTACCGGGGCGTCCGTGGAGCGGACCCGAAGTTTGCAAGGGGCCAGTGGTGGTTCAGGGACAAGAATGGGAACATCGTTTCCAAGGTGACCTTCGCCCACATTGAGCGAGATGAAGATGTCCACAAGTGGCAGGGCTCCCAGATCTGCGAGATTGGCTTTGACGAGCTGACCCACTTCTCCGAAAAGACCTTCTTCTATATGCTTTCCCGTAACCGCTCCACCTGCGGCGTGACCCCGTTTGTCCGGGCCACCTGTAACCCGGATGCGGATAGCTGGGTGGCGAAGTTCATCGAGTGGTGGATTGACCCAAACACCGGATACCCGATACCGGAGCGCAGCGGGAAAATCCGCTGGTTCATTCGTCGTAATGAGACCCTGTATTGGGCAAACACCCGGCAAGAGCTGTGGGAGCAGTTCAACCTCCAGACTGAGGAAGAGCGGCAGGAACCCCGCTCGGTCACGTTCATCGCCTCGAAACTGAGCGACAATCAGGAATTGCTCCGGGTGAACCCCGGATACCTTGCAAACCTGAAAGCCTTGTCAGTCATTGAGCGAGAACGGCTCCTGAACGGCAACTGGAAGATCAAGGCGGCCGCCGGCCTGTTTTTCAAGCGAACCCAAATTGGAGAAATCCTGGACAAAGTTCCGGGCGATGTCATCAGATGGGTACGCTGCTGGGACTTGGCAGCTACGGAGAAGACCGAGGATGGAGACCCGGCCTATACCGCCGGCGTCCTCATTGGAAAGCGGAAGAATGGGCGCTATGTAATAGCGGATGTCATCAATCGGCAGATGTCCGCCTCAGATGTGCGAAAGACCATCAAGCTCACCGCCCAGGCCGACCGGGCCGCCTACAAGCGGGTCCGCATCAGGCTCCCGAAGGACCCCGGGCAAGCGGGCAAGGAACAGGCGGAATCCTACGTTAAGTACCTGGCCGGTTTCGATGTGAAGACTGTGGCCGAAACCGGCAGCAAGGAGGCCAGAGCGGAGCCTATGGCCGCCCAATGGCAGGCCGGCAATTTCGACCTGGTCTATGGCCCTTGGAATGAAGAGTACCTGTTGCAACTGGAGAATTTCCCGGATGGGAAGTTCAAGGATATGGTAGACGCATCCGCCAACGGCTTTGCGGAGATCGAGGCCAGTGCCTTTGATGTCAGCAGCCTGATTTGATTACGATACCGGAAAGAGGTGCAAGCGCATTGGAAAAGCACAAGATCACGCAGCTTGACCGCATTGCTAGATATGCCGATCTGATTCAGAAACAGGCTGGCAAGGCGGTGCGGCCGTACCGTGCTGATGGCTATGTGAACATGATGACCCGGTATGGTACGCAGAAGGATGCGTCTGAGCAGTACAAGTTCGTCCCGGAAGACGCTGTTCCCGACGAGCTGCTGACCATGTACTATGAGGGGAACGGTCTGTTTGCTAAAATCATCGACACGCCGGCGGAGGAAGCCATAAAGCATGGCTTTGAGCTGAAAGATGTATCGGATCAGACAGTAGAGGATTTTTACACTGAGGCCCTGGATGAGCTGGATTGGGAAGAGACTGCCATGACCGCCATCAAATGGGCACGTCTCTTCGGTGGATCTCTGGCGGTCATGCTCATCAATGACGGCCGTGGCCTGGATGAACCGCTCGACTGGCGGCATATCCAGTCTATCGACGACATTCGGGTATTCGACCGCTCTGTCATCCAGCCGGACTACACGACGCTGTTTAACTACGACCCAAGGGACCCGTTCAGCACCCGTGGCAGCCGCCTCGGCCTGCCGGAGTATTACCAGGTCTTCAGCAAGTACGGGAGCTTTACAGTCCATGACAGCAGGTGCCTCGTTTTTCAAAACGGTATCTTGCCCGAGAACACCACGAATTCCATCTACCAGCTCTGGGGCGTACCAGAATACATTCGCCTGCACCGGGCCATCCGGGACGCTGAGGTGGCCCACAGGAGCGCCCCTAAAATGCTTGACCGATCTGTTCAGCCCATCTACAAGATGCAGAACCTCGCTGCGGAGCTGGCAACGGAGGAAGGGGAGAACAAGGTCTTGCGGAGGCTCCAGGTCATTGACATGGCCCGGGGGCTCCTGAACAGCCTTGTCATTGACGCCGAGGGCGAGGACTACGACTTCAAGACGTTCCAGTTCAGCGGCATCAACGATGTGGTGAGCGCGTCCTGCAATATGCTGTCCGCCCTCTCCAACATCCCCCAGACCATCCTGTTTGGTCAGACGGTCGGAGGTCTCAGCACCACCGATGACACCAGCATGGAGAACTACTACAACTACATCGAGCGGATTCAGCGCAGGATGCTCAAGAGCAACCTGCGTTATTTGCTGTCCATCATCTTCCAGGCCGGCCTCGCCAAGGGAGACTTTGCCGAATACGGCCAGGATGTCAGCGTTGAGGAGCATAATGCAGACCCGGAGACGGGAGGCAACGCCCCCGCTGCGGCCCCTGCGGCTACGAAGCTGCCCCAGGACATGAGCGCCGAGGAGCTTGCCGAAAGGGCAGAGAAGGGCGTAGGCAATGCCGATGGGGCGGATGGGATTATCAACCGGCCCAAAGAATCCGTGGGCGTCTTGGTGATCTCAGATGGCAAAGTCCTATCCGGAACCCGACACAACGACTTCGGTTACGGCCTGGTCTGCGGCCCGGGCGGCCATGTGGAGCCAGGGGAGACCCCGACCCAGGCGGCCTTCCGTGAGACTGAGGAGGAGTTTGGCATCAGCCCGAAGGAGCTGATCCCGCTCGGCCTCGGCCCCTATGAGCCGGATACCGGCCTGCGGCCGCACCTGTACCTCTGCACCGATTATGATGGTGAACCGAACTGCCTCGACCTGGAAATGACCGGGGCAAAGTTCCGCGCCTTGGAGGAGCTGGACGATTTGGCGGCCTCCATGTTCCAGCCGTTTGCCGACGGCCTGAAGATCCTGAAGACCTGCATCGACACCGCCTTGTTCTTCGGAGATGAAGATGGCGAGATGCACGATGACCTGGTCAACAGTATCGGGAAGGCCGTAAACGGAGATCCGGAGAAAGAGGACGGAGGGCCCGGCTCCGGAAATTTTGGGCACACCGGTAGGGTAGGAAAAATCGGAGGCTCCGAAGAGAGATCCGGAAAATCTGAACCGTATGAAGGTGAAACAAGTCACGGACTCCCTGCCGGTGTATATAGCTCCAAGAAATCCGAATGGAGCAGAAATTCCGGAAGACAGCTCTCCGATGATGAAGTCAAGGAAATGGTAGACGCCACAGCAGATTACACTCGCAACTACAAGGATGTCGTTGCGGCATCTGCCGGATACAAAGGTGTCTATGCTTCCAGAGGCTCCATTATGGACGATGAGGAGAAGGCTGAGGCGGAGAAGAGCGCAGCGGCAATCGAGAAGATGATCTCCCTGTCTGATAAATACGATGGAAAAACTGAGCGAGCAATGACCATGGATCAGGGCACCTTCGATCAATTCGCACAGGCTGCTGGCTCCGGAGAGCCGTTCTCACTTGGACACCTATCGAGCTGGACAACTGATGACAATTCTCTGAAACGGGTGTTCAACTCCAGGAACTCGGAGAATGACCCAGAGATCTCGAATGTGGTTCTTGAGTGTAAATCCAAAACCGGTGTATCCATAAAGAATATGGCAGAGCTGGATATGGATGAAGTCCTTTACTCAAAGGATGCTCAATTTAAGGTGACCAGCGTTGACCCCGAATACTCGGTTGGGAAGTATAACGCCGTCAAGTTCGTTCTCGAAGAGGTTGAACCCGAAAGAGAGCATAAAAATGACTCGGTTTTGTTTATTTCAGAAAATCCTATTGACAAATCCGAAAAAACAGATACGATAAAGTACCAGGCCACCATTGAGGATGGCGGGCCTGGCTCTGGCAATCACGGGCACAAAGGACGCCCCGGCCAGAAAGGCGGAAGCGAGCACAGCCTTGGCCCGAAAGAAAAGGCCAAGATCACGAAGCGCCTCGTTGGACAGCAGACCCACGACGGCGTTACGATCCGGTCTGTATCCTCCCATGCCTTTGACAGAATCGGAGGGCGAAAGATGTCCGTGGGAAGAATCGACAGGATGAGGACTGAAGGGGTGCCAAGCCCTGGGAACCGCCCTCATACCAGATGCTATGACATCGACGGTAGCCGGATGGTCATTGACACCGAAAGCGGTAATGTAATGACCGTGATGTGGAGAGGAGGCCGCAAAAAGTGAGCGGTAATGCAGAAGTTGTACTTGATGTTCTCAGCCAGACCCAGCTCGGCTTCATCGAACAGGAGTTTGGCTACACCAGGGAGGCCATCGCTTCCATGAGTGATGACGAGATCGACGAGTTGTACGACCAGATCGCCGACATCGAGGTAGATGAAACCGTGGATGCGGATGGAGAAGGCCGTGACCTCACCGAACGAGGCAAAACCGCCGAAGGCATCGTGACGGCCATCGGAAATGAACTGTATCGCCCTGATGGTGAGCCAGACATGGATGAAGATGATGAGTAATTCTCGTCACCATACAACTGAACAGGATTGAGCGGAGCGGCTTCGGCTGCCCCGCTTTTTCTATGCCATTTGGCCTGAATACAGCGATTCCAACGGGCCGCAGCAATACCTACCCCATTAGACCGGCTCTCAGCGGCATAGGAGCCCTCGCAGGAGGAGACATGAAAGTAAATGTGCTTGGCACCGAGTATACGGTGACCACAAAGAAATATTACGAGGACGAGGCATTTGAGCGTCTGAAGATCGAAGGATACTGCGATTCCCTCACGAGGCAAATCGTGGTCTGCGATATGAGCACCTACAAGGGCTGGGAGCACGAACTGCCGGGTACCATCGAGGCAGCTAGAAAAGAAACCTTGCGGCATGAGATTGTCCATGCGTTTTTCTGCGAAAGCGGTCTTGCTGCTTGCTCCCTCACTTTCGATGGCCCTTGGGTCAAGAATGAGGAACTGGTGGACTGGATTGCCATTCAGGGGCCGAAGATTTATGGGGCTTGGAAAGAGGCTGGGGCACTCTAGGCCGGAACACCCCGCCAAACCTCCATAAATGGCCGGGAAAGGGGGAATAGGCCCGTGACCAACAAACAACACCAGTTGGCCGTCCAGGAGGCGGTAAGGCCCAAATTTAAGGGCAGGAAGACCGTCAAGAGCAGGTCTGTCCCGCACTACCCGGAGTCGGCGGAGCGGGAGTTTAAGCGGGTCACGAATGGCTACATCCGGCTCCTGAAGAAATCCCTCGTTGAGCACCTGCCGACTATCATGGATGAGTACCGGCGGGAGCAGCGGAATGATTCCCGCCTTGATGCCTCCCGGAACCTGGAGGACAAGGTGAGGCAGGAGCTTCAGAAGGTGGCCGAAGAGCTGGAGCAAAAGTTGGCCGCCTTCGGTCTGGACGGCCTTGTCCAGAAGATTTCCAAGCTCACCAAGACCAACTCGCTCCGGGAATGGAAGCGGGTCTGCAAGGATACCCTCGGCATCGACCTGATGGACGACTACTACAACGGCGACTTCTACGAAGAAGCCCTCCGCCGCTGGGTAGATGAGAACATCAGCAAGATCAAGAGCATCCCGAACGAAACGCTCGGTTCCATGCGCGAGATTATCCTGGACGGCTTCAAGAAGGGCCGGACCATTACCGACATCTCGAAGGCGATCCAGAAGGAGTACGGCGTCACCCGCCGAAAGGCCCAGGCGTTGGCCCGGGACCAGGTGGGCAGCCTTAACGCTCAGATCTCGAAGCTCCAGCAAAAAGACGCCGGCTGCACCAAGTACCGCTGGTCCTCGTCCAAGGATAGCCGGGTGCGGGATTGCCACCGGGCGCTAGACGGGAAGATCTTCGATTGGGATGATCCGCCGGAGATGTGGTACGAAACGAAGTCGGGCCGGGTCTACACCGGCCGCCATTGCCACCCCGGGGAGGACTACCTTTGCCGCTGTGTGGCAATCCCGGTGTTCGACTATGACACCGTCAATGTTCCTATGCAGAAATCGGATGGGAAGGACTGACCAGAATGGAGACGAAAGAGAAGATCAAGGTCTATATCGACATCCAGGATGGGAAGACCGTCTGCATCTGCAAGCGGAGCCACAAGGGATGCGGGAAGAAATGCGAGCCCGATGTGGTGGAGAGAGACAAGTTTGCTGGATGGAAGAGCACGTTCCGCCGGAATCGGTTTGGGCAGTAGCCATAGGCCACACCGCCCAAGAAAGGTACATGACCTATGAGAGTAAATGTGCTGAACAATAGCCGGGACCCTCCCGACCGGGCGACAGGGCCTCCCGGGCAGATAAATTCGATAGAAGGGGATGAAAGCCATGAAAAATGCTTACGCCATCAGCAGCTTGAGCCGGCAGATGGTCAAGGTCTGCGAACAGATTGACAGTCTCGCTATGGGCGTCCAGGACACCGAGCAGGGAATTGGTGATCTGGGCGATACCTACCAAGAGTTGCTTCTGGATGAATTGGAGCATATCCAGATGCTTACGCTCAAGCTGACTGAACTGGTCTCTGAGGCCGTGGGAGAGGAAACCACCAACACCGATGAAGGTGATGGCAGCTCCTTTGCCCCGGGCGACCTCGATGCCGAGAAGACTGGCGATGTAGCCAGTGAGGAAGGCGGTGAGGATGATACATGACCGCTCCCCAGAGAAATGCTCCGAAAGGGGGTGGGGGCGCTGTGACCCCTAAATTGACCCGTGTTGTCCGTCTGGATAGTCTTCCGCTGAACCAGACCTACTTCACGGAGGAAGGATACCTTGTTGACAGGCCCATTCTGACCAGCACCGGTATCTTTGAGTACACCAATCCCGATGGTACGATCAGGCGGGAGCTGCGGCTCCCTGAAGAGGTTTTCAAAGAGGAAAGCCTGAAATCCTACAAGGGAAAGCCCATCATCATTACCCACGATGCCGGCCTCATTACGAAGGACAATGTCCACGAAAATGCGGTCGGCACCATTTTGTCTGAAGGGTATCGAAGTGGTAACGATGTCCGCGCTGAAATCATCATCCACGACACCGATGAGATGAAATCGGCCGGATTAAAGGAATTGTCCCTCGGCTACAACATGGATCTTGACGAAACCCCGGGAGAATGGGATGGGCAGCCCTATGATGCAGTTCAGCGGAACATCGTTATCAATCACTTGGCGCTTGTCCTTGAGGCTAGGGCCGGTGACCAGGCACGGTTGAATATCGACGGCCGTGACCGAAAGACGAAAGGAGCAAAGAGTATGAGCGTAAACCCCAAGACCAAGAAAAAGGCCCGCCGGGCCGATGGCGTTATGAGCCCCGAGGATCTGGCTCAGGCCATTGCGGCCTACAAGGCCCGCCGTGCCGAGCGCCTGGCCGCTAAGGCCCAGGCCGACCAGGAGGGCGACACCGTGCCCGTGGCCGACCCCAAGCCCACTGATGGCCCTGCCCCTGCTGCGGACGGCGATGACACCATCATTTCCACTTCCGGCAAGGAGGATGGCGATGACATTGCCGATCAGGTCCAGATGGTCAAGGACCGCAGGGACCGCCGGGATGAGGGAGAAGAGCCTGCCGACAAGGAGACCGCTATGGGCGTGATTGCCCAGCAGGACGGTGATATGGACATCCTGTTCGACATCATCGACACCCTGCTTGCGGAGCGGGACTTTGATTCCGCCTGCGATACTGATGGCAAGAACTGTGATGGCGATGAGGGAACCGAACCGGCCGCCTCTGCTCCCGCCAAGGCCCAGGAGGACGGGGATGACGAAGACACCCCTGCTGCTCCTCCCGCTGAGGAGAATACGGATGGCGATGATGATGACATCCCTGCCACCAATGCTTCCGAGGTCGGCAAATCTGTGCTGAACGTGGACTCTATCGACGCAATCGTGCGCCAGCGCATCCAGCTCGGCATTATCGGCAACACCCTGAACATGGACGGCCTTGAGCGTATGAAGATCATGGACGCCAAGAAGGCCGTCATCAAGGCGGTTCGCCCTGGACTCCGGCTGGATGGCAAGAGCAAGGCGTATATCAACGCTGTTTTCGATTGCGCTGTTGCCGATGTTAGTGCCCGAAACCGGAAGGACACTGGCTACCAGGTCAGGCAGATGTTCAATCAGGACAGCCGGAACCCTGCCATTGACGATGGCGACTCCTCCATCAAGGCTCGGCAGCGCATGATGGAGCGCCAGCAGAACAAGAAGAAGGAGGATAAGTAAGATGAGTGTTCAGACCAGATACGGGTATGCAACTCCCATCGGCGCCGCCGGCGGTATCGTCGATTTGGCGCCTTATGCCGTTGACACCTTCCTGAACGAAGAGGACTCCGGCAAGATGAAGTTCGGCATGGGCGTTGTTCGAGGCTCCAAGCCCGGGACCAACGTTGCTCTGCCCAAGACCGGAGCTACCGCCGAAAAGTTCGAGGGCGTAACGGTCAACAACCGGACTACCGAGTATGACATGGAGGGAAAGGCGTTTGTCCGCAAGGGCGCTGGCATCGGCGTCATGCGTTACGGGCGTGTTTATGTCCGTGTCGAGGCCGATGATGAGCCTGAGTATGGTGACCCCCTGCTCCTCATCATCAATGGTGATGAGGCCGGCTGCTTCACCAGCACCGAGGACAGTGGAAACACCATGGCTGTGAATGGCCGTTTTATCGGCGGCGTCGACAACGGCATTGCCCCCATCGAGCTGATGCGTCAACCTGTGACCGGTGCGGCCGCAGCTTCCGGTGCGACCAAGCTGGGCGATCTGAGCGACGTTGACCTCACCACCAGCCCCACCGACGGCCAGGTTCTGAAGTATGAGAACTCCAGCAGCAAGTGGAAGGCCGCCAACGACGAGACCGGCGGGGGCTAATTGAAGAAGGAGGAATCGTTGAGATGAAAAAGCACACTCACTATGACAGCACCGAGATGCGGGCGCTGAAGAACTCTGCCATTCCGGCTGCCATTATGGCATCCGCCGGCACTCGCTTCGACAGCGCCGAGGATGCCTCTGTGTTCTTCGCCCGTGAGCTCGACCACGTTAAGGCGCAGTCCTATGACGTTGAGTATCCTGAGTTTACGGCGCTGAACCTGTTCCCCATCAGCTCCGAGGCTGACCCAGGCGCTGAGACCATCACCTACTACACCTACGACAAGAGCGGCCTCGCCAAGATCATCGACAATTACAGCACCGACCTGCCCCGTGCCGATGTGAATGGCAAGCCCTCCACCGCCATGGTCAAGTCCATTGGCGACAGCTACGGATACTCTGCGCAGGAGATGCGGGCCTCTCGCCTGGCTGGCAAGTCTCTGGATGTCCGCAAGGCCGAGTCCGCCCGGTACTCCATTGACCATCTGACCAACAAAATCGCCTGGTGCGGCGACAAGGAATCTGGACTGATGGGAGTCCTGTCTGAGGGCCAGAACATTCCGCTCTACACCATTCAGGCTGGCACCGACTCCAAGAAGACCTCCTGGCTGGAGAAAACCGCCGATGAGATCCTGCTTGATGTGAACGGTATGCAGAAACAGGTCGCAAAGATGACCAAGAACGTGGAACGGCCTGATACTCTATGCGTTCCCGCCGATGTCTATATGGACATCAGCACCCGGCGCATCCCCGATACTTCTACTACCGTAAAGGCTTTCCTCCTGGAGCACGCTCCCTACCTGAAGAACATCGTTTCCGCACCTGAACTGGATGCCGACAGCGTGGACACCAACCCCTACGCTAAGGACTCTGGCGGCAAGGGCGTTGCGTTCCTGTTTACCAACGATGCCCGGAAGCTGACTCTGGAGAACCCCATGCCGTTTTACCAGTACCCCCTCCAGGTCCGCAACCTGGAGACCGTCATCCCCTGTGAGGCACGAACCGCCGGTGTAATCGTTTATTACCCGATGGCCTGCCTCATCGCTGTGGGCGTGGCATAATCATGCCCTTTTGTTACCGTTTGGAAACGTAAGGGCATATATCGGAAATAAGAACTGGGCCGCCGGGGCAAATACCGGCGGCCCTCATTTTAAGGAGGTCGCAGCATGATTATCAAGAACATCGGAAATAAGATTATCAACATCGGGACCGAAATCTTAATGCCCGACAAGCAGATCAAGGTGTCCAGAGAAACCGCAGCCCTGCCCGCTATCGAGGCTTTTGCTGAGAAGGGCTATATCGAAGTCATCGACAATGAGAAGAAGGCTGCCCATGCGGCTGAGAAGACCACCAACGATGCCGATGAGAAAGCTGAGGACGGCATCGGGGGAGCGGCTGAGGATAAGACGGGGGCTGTAAAAACTGTCAAGCGCAGCGCCAAGCGTACTACTGCGGACAGCGCCGAGGGCTGATAAGGAGAGATTGCCATGACGGCCATTAAAATCATCCGGCTCATCGCAGATGAGTTTAAGGACGTTGATGATGAAACGGTCAAGAACTGGATCAGAATTGTACGTCCCATGGTGAGCAGGAAGCAGTTTGGAAAGCTATACGAGCAAGGGGTTGCCTATCTCGTCTGCCATAAGCTGAAAATGGCCGGATTCGGCGAGAACCCGCTTGGAGAAGCTGGGACTATCGGCATCGGCTTCGCTGTTGGAAGTGTGTCCGAGGGAGGCAGCAGCGTTAGCTTTGGGGCCAACCAGAGTTCCAACCTCGCAGCGGATGCCGAACTCGGCCTAACTGTTTATGGCGTCCAGTTCCTCCAGCTCCGCAGGTCGGTCATTGTGCCGATCCATTGCAGCGGGGAAAGAGAGGTTGAGTAGCCCGTGGCACGTATGTTTTCCGACCTGACCGCCGAGGGGCGGAGGTTCTTTAGAGAACTCAAAAAACTGGAAGACCTGGAGGTCCAGGTCGGATTCCAGGGTGACCAGAAGTATGAGGATGGCACCAGCATAGCAGAAGTGGCCGCATATAACGAGTTCGGCTCCTCAGATACCCCGGAGCGTCCGTTCATGCGGCAGAGCTTCGAGAACCATGAAGCAGAACTGAAGGCTGGCTGCGAAGCGGCCAATCGGGTTGTCAATTCCGGCGGCAGTGCCGAGCAGGCGCTTCAGCAGCTCGGCACCTTGGCGAAAGGTCTGGTCCAAGATGAAATCGTAAACGGCGGCTTTGCCCCGAACGCAGAATCCACCATCCGAAAAAAAGGCTCCGAGCAGCCTCTGATTGACACCGGAACTATGCGGCAGTCGGTCAATTTCGTAATCAAGCGGAGAGGGGGATAGCCCTTGAACATCACGATTTTCAACAAGCTCTATTGGATCAGGCGGTTCGATGAGCAGAAGAACATCAAGGGCTACCTCGTTTCTACTCACCACGACTTCGGGGCCAGTCTGAATGTCCATCCGCTCAGTACCGACCAGATGAAGGCGCTCCCGGAAGGCCAGAGGAAAGTAAAGCGGCTTGAAGCCCATGGCGTGGCCGGTCTCGTCGTAGCCGACGAAAAGCTGAATCGAAAGGGAGACCTGCTGTACTACAACGGCGACTGGTATGAATGTGTGTCCTCGCAGGTCTGGGACCACACGATCCTGTCACACCTGAACTATCAATTTGTGCTCGTCCCCAGCGATGCCGCCGGCTCCATTGACTTGGAACCGCCAGCCGGAAATCCTGTGCTTCCAGAGCGGGGCCCGGGCGGGGAAGAGCAGGAACTGCCGGAGGGTGGAGGTAAAGGGCCATGAGAGTATCCCAGGCGAAGGAGCTGTTTCGCTCCCTGACCGCCCAATACTTTGCTGGAGCTGAAGTCACATTCACCCGGCAGAGCAGAGCGGCGAAGCCACAGATCCCGCTCGTTACCATCACACCCGGAAACGTGAAGCGCCCGCTCGCCCCTGTCTACAAAGAGATTGGCGGGGAAATGGTGGGCTACTATCAGTCACGAATCAGTATGCAGGTAGATCTGTTCACACACGGGCTGCCTGTCGTAGATGAGGAGACAGGGCAGATTGTCGCATACGAAAACACCGCCATGGACGATATGCTCGCCTTTGCTGATTTCCTGAATTCCCAATATGCCATTGAGTGGTGCCACGCAAACGATGTGGCAATCTCGTTTGACGGTGATGCACAGGACCTGACTGGCCTGGTGAACGACAACAACTACGAGTTCCGTTCCAGGCTACCGGTTCTGTTTTATTTCACCCAAAAGACAGTCGGCCATGCCGCTGTTCTTGACGAGAGCAGCATCCAGTACCCAACTGGCGAGGTTGACCCGGAGACCGGGGCGCCCACCTACACGGAGAAGGAACCGGAAGATACCGAAAGCTCCAGCGGCCAGTTCAATGGGTCCGACTATGGCAGCGAGGACATCGTCGTACCTAAATTCGACCAGAATTCCAGCGGTGGCGGGTCCGAGGATCTGGCGGGCCAGGAGACCGGCTACTTCACCGAAGTTGAGATCAAGGAGGATAAAAGTCAATGAGCAAAAACTACGACCAGATTGCCACGGTAAACATTGACATCGCCAGTCCGATTGTCGATGACACCAGCTTTGACAATCTGCTGATTATGGGGCCTGCTCCTAATGGTGAGAGCAAAGCACCGGCCGTAGGTGTCTATGCCAGCATTGAGGAAGTCGAAGATGCTGGTTTTGTATCCACCGGTGCTGAGGCTGACCCCGTAGGAGCTGCTGCCCGTGTCGCATTTTCCCAGAGTCCTAAGCCCACGCAGATCTACATTGCCGTTCAGCAGCTCACCCCGGAAGCTATTGCAGCCGCTGCGACCATCAAGGATGTGGAGGAAGCTATCAGCACGGCATCCTCTGATGGGGTAGACCTGAGTGGATGCACGATCAGCTTCGACCCCGAATCCCGCAAGGCGTCCATGGTGCTGAGTGGCAGTATTACCGCCGTTGAGAACAACTGGCTCTTTGATGCGCTTTCCGCACTGACCGAAAAGGGCTACAAAGTAAGCTCTGGAGGAACCGAGTTCACGGACGATAGTTCCTTCAAGAAACTCCCCGTCTACACTGACCAGCTTTCTTCTCTCAGCCAGGGCGGAGATGCCGTCACAGTCCCTATCGTCGTAAGCAAAGAAGGGGCCAATGATGTCACCTATGCTGTGGTCGTTTCCTACCCGAACGCTATCTCGCTCGATGAGGTCGATGTTCTGGGCACCGGGGAACCACTTGACCATCCCGAGAAGGAACTGGAGGCTCCGGCGGAGACCATTTCCAGAGCACTTGAAACGAGCGGCTGGTATGTACTCTGCACCGCCGGAGTCCCCTCCGATCTGTACGAGGACATTGCCGCCTACATTGAGACGCAGGAAAAGATGTTCTGCTATACCGAGATGGGGTTCTTTGGCGCCGGAGATGATAGCCAGAACAAGGCTTCTGTCGGGAGCGTCTACTTCCGAACTATGGGCATCTATGGCCGTGAGAAGACCGGGCAGGAAGATAAGGACGTGCCCGATTCCAACCAGTACATGAATGTAGCCTGGGCGGCCAAGTGGCTCAATTACGAGTCTGGCAGCGAGACATCTGCGTTCAAAGTGCTTGCGGCTGTTTATCCGTCTGTCCTCACCAGCACGGAAACGAAGGCTCTTGCCGATGCCAACCTCAACTACTTCATTACGGTCGGCAATAAGAACATCACCATGAACGGCAAGGTGATGGCCGACGAATGGGCGGATGTCATCCGTTTCCGGGATTGGCTGAAGAATGATATGCAGGTCCGGGTTGTGAACCTGTTTATCACCCGCTCAAAAGTTCCGTATACGGACAGCGGCATCGGCCTCGTTCAGAATCAGATGATTGCGGCTCTGAAGGCCGGGCAGGATGTCGGCGGCATCGCTGAGGAGGAGTTCGACGAGGATGGCAACTCCATTCCCGGGTACACGACCTCTGTTCCCCTGGCATCCAGCCTGACGGCGTCCGAAAAGGCATCCCGCAAGCTGACGAAATGTACTTTCAAAGCTAGGCTGGCTGGCGCTATCCACTTTGCCGAGTTGAATGGCAGCCTGACCTACGAGCTGTAAGAGAGAGGAGGAATGAGCGATGGGAAAGATCAAGACCTACAACCCGAAGGAGGTCACTGTTGCCTTTGGCAATCACATCGTCACTGGCTATGCCGATGATTCGTTTATCACCATCGACCCCAACGGCGATGGCGTGACCAAGAAGGTAGGCTGTGACGGAGAGATTGTCCGCAGCATCAGCCCGGACGATACCTACATCGTGAAGATCACGGTATTGCAGACCTCCGACACCAACTCCTTCCTCCAGGAACGCTTTGCCGAGGACCGGCAGACCGGAAACGGTATGTTCCCGATCCTGATTAAAGACCTGAAGGGCGGCATGGTGTTCAGCACCGACGCCGCTTGGCCCATCAAGCCGGCGTCCCGTGGCTTTGGCAAGGAGTCCACCAACCGCGAGTGGGAGCTGCACACTGGCTCCGGCAACCTGACCGAATAAGGCAATGAGAGGGGCTGCCCATCTGGGCGGCTCCTCTCAATTCAATAAGGGGGTATTGAATTATGAAACAAATGGAAGTCACTGAAAAGAAAATCGGCGATAGCACGTTCTACATCAAACCCTTCCCGGCCTTCGTTGCCGTGAATATCAGTGGCGAGCTGGCCTCCGTGCTATCTCCGCTGCTGGGCGGTGTGGCCGCCCTGGTCGGAAACGGCAATGGGGAGGTAGGCTCCGAAGATAAGCCGAAGAACATCATGGATGTCGATGTGGAGGACGCCCTTCCGGCCCTGACCTCCGCTTTCTCCAGCATCTCCGGCGATAAGTTCGAGCACCTGATGAAGAAGCTCCTCATCAACAACAAGAACATCTCGGTCGAGTGCGAGGCCACGGACGGGAAAGTCAAGCCCCTGGACTATGACCTGGCAAATGAGGTGTTCTGCGGTGATGTGCAGGATATGTATATCCTCTGCTTCGAGGTAATTCGCCTGAACTTCAAGGGTTTTTTCAAGAAAATCGGAGTCCAATTTGGAAGCCTAAAGGAGCTTCTTCAGAAGCAGGCTCCGAGTACCGAAAATGGGGAGACCTCGACCTGACCCAATTCACGGAGCTTGAGATGAGAATGTATACCCTCATCAAAGCTCGAATTGCATCGAAGCTGGAGCTCGAAACGGTCTACACCCTCGATGAAGCTCTGAAACTGTATGCCCTCTACTGCATGGATATGGACATTGAGAGGGGGAGGGCGGAGGAGTTGAAGCAGCAGGCTCATCAGAAATAAGCGAAAGAGGTGACGGCGGTTGACGATCTCCGAATTTATCAACAGAATCGGATTCAGAGTCAATGAGCAGGATGTCGATAGGGTAAACAATACGATCTCCGGTATCAAGGACACCGCCTCCAGGCTCCTCGGAGCCATCGGCATTGGACTCAGCCTCGCCTCCGCAAATGAACTTGTTGAAGAGTTCACCCGTGTCAATAACCAGATTCGCAATGCTACCTCGGCCCTGGGAGATCAGAGGGAGATCCAGCAGCAGATTATGGACGCTGCGGAGGCCACCAGGACCTCATACTCGGATACGGCCAATGTGGTCGCAATGCTGGTCAAGGGCAACTCCGAGCTGTTCAGCAATGTGGATGAGGCGGTGAAGTTCAACAACGCCGCCACGATGCTGTTTAAGAGCGCCGGTAAAACGAACGAGGATATTGCCTCGTTGATGGAGGCCATCAACAAATCCTTCCAGAAAGGCTATGTTGACAGCGAAACCATCAGCCAGCTTCTGGAGCGGGCGCCGGAGGCCGTGGCCCTGCTGAATAAACGGCTGGGCACCACATCGGACCAGCTCGAAGAGATGGCATCCAGCGGCGCCATGAAGGTATCCGACCTGAAAGCGGCATTCATTGACAGCGCCACGGAAATTGAGGCGGAGTTCGGAAATGTGAAATATACGATCACCGACGCTCTAACGGTGATCCGAAGTAAGTGGGGGCTATGGCTGGCCCAAACCAATGAAACGCTCGGCATCACGGACGGTATAGGCCGTTTCATGGTGTCGGCCTTCAACAAGGTTATAGGCGTCCTGAACCGACTACGCAATGGAGTGACCTGGCTGGCCGATAAGCTGGGCGGCGTTGATAAACTGTTCCGCCTGATAGCTATGACGGCCGGCATAGCCTTTGCAGTATTTAATTTCGGCAAAATAACGTCTGGCCTATCAGCAATATCGAAGTTGCTCACCAGCATCAACGTCAAGACCCTGGCAATCATCGCGGTTGCACTGCTCCTTGCTCTGCTGGTAGAGGATTTCATCAACTTCATGCAGGGCAATGACTCGCTCATCGGATCTCTGCTGGAAAAGGCCGGCGTCGATGTGGAGGCCGTTAGGCAGACCATCATCAACGCCTGGAACGCAATCAAATCGTTCCTGTTGGCGGCCTGGGACGCTATCAAAAAAGCCTGCTCCGCTATATGGGGCGGTATCCGAGACTTCTTCAAGGAACATGGAGACCAGATCAAGGCCGGCCTTCTGACCGCTTGGAACATCATCAAGAACGTCCTCACGGCGGTCTGGAATGTCATCAAAACTGTTGCACTTGCGGTCTTCGGCGATTTGCAGGAGTTTTGGCAGCAGCACGGGGAGCAGATAAAAAATGCTCTTGTCACTGCATGGAATACGATCCAGAGCATCCTTTCGGGCGTCTGGAATGTAATTAAGACCATTGCGACCACCATTTTCGGCGGCCTGCAAAGTTTCTGGCAGAAACACGGCGAACAAATTACCCAGGCTCTGGTCAACGTCTGGAATGGTATCAAAAACGTGCTGACGATCATCTGGAACATCATCAGCACGATTGCCCGGATTGTGTTCAATAACCTGAAGAAATTTTGGGATACCTGGGGAAACACCATCATCACGGCGCTCACAGGCGTCTGGGAAGTCATCAAAGCGGTATTTGGCGCTGCCTTCGATGTAATTGCAGACCTATTCGCTGTATTCTCTGCGCTATTTGCTGGCGATTGGGGCGCACTCTGGGAGAATGTGAAGCAGCTTGTCTCCGACATCTTCGGGGGCATCATCAATATCGTAAGCACGATCTTGACGGCTGTATGGAACGTAATCTCCAGTATCTTTTCGACGATCTGGGGCTTCATCTCCGGCGTGGCCCAGAATATTTGGAACACCGTCACCACGGCGTTCACCAATATCCTGACCGGGATCACGACGACGGTTACGAATATCAAGGACGCCATCGTCAACGGTTTCACCGCCGCCATTGACTGGATCAAGTCCCTGCCTGAACAGGCCCTGCAATGGGGCGCCGACATCGTGAACAACATCGTGAACGGCATCAAGGGTGCCATCGGCACCGTGGGCGATGCGGTGAAGGGTGTGGCCGATAAGATCAAGTCCTTCCTCGGCTTCTCTGAGCCGGATGAAGGCCCCCTGAGCGATTTTCACACCTATATGCCGGACATGATCGACCTGATGAGCAAGGGTATCACCGCCGGCAAGGAGAAGGTCCGTAAGGCCCTGGAAGGCATCACCGGCGAGATGTCCGTCATGGCGAGCGCCAACATGGTCAGCAGGGGAACGGCTGCCACGGCCGCCGGCACCAGCCAGATCAGCAAGAGCGTCGTCCTGAATTCCAACATCAACAACACCTTCAACGGTGACCAGGCCATCCAGCAGAAGGCGGCTGGGACCATGGATCGGTCTGCCCGGGATGTTACCTCTGAGCTGGCCCGGGGCCTGGCATACGCACGGTAAGGAGGGCGGATGAATGGGAAAAGCTACGCAGCCTGTATCCATCAACGGGCTTGAATTCGACGCCCTCATTGACGAGAGCCGTACCCTGGAGGCCACAGTCCCGGAGTATTCCGTTGAATCCGGCTTCTCGGTGAGTGATTCCGTCATCCTCAGCCCTGAAAAGCTCAGTATGACCCTGTTCGTCACCAACACTCCGGTCACCTGGTATCGCCGCCACGGCGCCAGCCCGACCCGAGTGGAGAGTGTGGTCAAGCAGCTTGAGGAGCTGTACTTTGCCAAAGAGCCGGTCACCATCGTCACCTCGGACGCCACCTACACCAGCATGGCAATCGAGAGCTTGACCATCAGCAAGAGTCTGGAAACCGGCTACGCCCGCCAGATCCCGATTTCCTTCAAGAAGATCCGGGTCACTACGGCCAAGACCACCACCATCCCCGACAGCTATGGCAAGAGCGGAGCGACGGCGGCATCTGCCGGGACGGCCAGTACATCCACCGGCAGTTCCGGCGGGTCTGGTTCCGGGTCTGGGTCCGGCTCCGGCGGCAGCAGCTCCGGGACGGGAGGAAGCAGTAGCTCCAACGGGAACAGCAAGTCAAGCATCCTGTATAACGCTGCAAGCTCCATCGGCTTAATCTGATTTCCAAATGGGCCTGCGGCCGCCGAAGCCCTGCGCTTTAAGCGTGGGGTGCTCATGTAGGCGGCGCGGGCCTTCTATGCTCCGCTGCGGCTGCATGAGGCGAGCAGGGCAACACGAAGGGAGTGCGCTTATGGACTATACCATCATTGAGGTCCCGGATATGAACGACAGCGTATCCCGGGTGGTGCTATCCGGGACCGCCTACCTGATTCGATTTACCTACAACGACAGCAAGGACTACTGGAAGTTCAGCCTGTACGATTCCCAGAATGTGCCGATAGTCCTGGGCGTGAAGATCGTGCCGCAGTTCCCCCTGAATGTTTTCCTCGGCTTGACCCGGATACCCGCCGGGGTGTTCGGAGCAATGAGCAAGCTGGACCGGATTGGGAGGAACGACTTCAAGAATGGAAATGCCCAGTTCATCTTCTGCCCGGTCGATTTTGGCGAGTGATTGTCCTGCGGAATGTCTGCGGAAAATCCGTGGACATTCCTGCGGATAGTCCTCTGCTGAAAATGCGGACAGTCCAAAGGATAGTCCTCGCCCATCTGCCTTTTCGCCATCATTTTTGATGCGCCTGTGGATTGTCCCAGGGACAGTCCACGGGACAGTCCGTGGAAAATCCAAAAAATTTCCGTTGGAAAATCCTCGGACAACAGGTTCAAAACGCCGTTTTGCACCACCATTGCACCGATTTTAACCCACCATTCGGAAATAAGGATTTCAGAAAATCGTGAATTGCAATCCGAATTTTTGATTACATAATTTCTGTAATTTTGGCTTGTCCCGCGGACGGTCCTGCGGACAATCCTTGGGACAGTCCGCGGAAAATCCAGTGGTATACCGTAACCGTAACCGTTACCGTAACCCTATATATATTATTATGTTTTTACTATCGTAAAAACATTTGGTCAAAGCGAGTTTGACCGCCTGTTTTGACCTCTGATTTTGAAAGCGGCTCCGGCTCCGCCGGATGACTATATTGAGCACATGGAGGTGTGGCCCTATGGCTGGGTATGACAATTTCGATAGGCAATACCGCCTGGCAGCGGGACCGGCAGGGGGGACCGGCTTCGAGGTGGGGGAGACCTCGAAAGCGCAGCCCGTAGCCCTCCACGTCAACTTCTCTCTCCAGAAGAGCGATCTGGAGACCCAGAACACAGGGCGGGTGACCCTGTGGAACCTGAACCCGTCCCAGCTTGCGGTCCTGAATGAAAAGGACTGCGTGGTATCCCTGAAGGCCGGGTACGGGAGCAAGCTGGCATTGATCTTCGTCGGCATCGTCAGCTACGTCAGCACCGCCATCGACAGCGCCGACCGGAAGACGGAGATTGAGGTCACTGACAACCTGGTCGAGATCCGGGATACCTATGTGTCGGTCTCCTACAACGGCACGGTGAACTGGAAGGCCATATTCGACGATGTGGCCGCCCAGATGGGCGTGGCCGTGTCTTACTCCTACAATGCCGAGTTCGTGGACATCTCCAATGGCTTCAGTTTTGTGGGCCTGGCCCGGGATATTATGACAAAGGGCTGCAAGTGCTGCAATCTGAGCTGGAGCCTCCAGAACGGTGTTATGCAGGTTAAGAAGCCCGGGGATGTAATGTCCCGGGAGGTCTATGTGCTCTCGCCGGATACCGGCCTGCTTGGCATACCGGCCCGGGTGGTAATCACTCAGGACGAGGCCACCGGGAAGAACACCCTCGGCTGGGACGTTGAGTATTTCCTGAACGGAGCCATCAACATCGACGACTATGTGAAGCTGGAATCGGAAACGGTTACCGGCTACTTCCGGGTATACTCGCTGGAGATCTCCGGCGACAATGTATCTGGCGACTGGATTTGCAAAGCAAGGCTGCTGGAGGTAAGCGGATGAGAACCCTTAGAGCTGTACCCCTGACGAGGAAAGAAGTCAATGATTATATTTCTGTGAATCATCGGCACCATAAACCGGCGCAAGGAGACAAGTACAGAATCGGAGCCTATGCCGAGGGAAAATTGGTTGGCGTAGTACAGGTTGGAAGGCCGGTCGCAAGAAATCTCGACGATGGCAAGACGCTTGAGGTCACCCGCCTGTGCAGTGACGGGACAAAGGATGTATGCTCGTTTCTATATTCAAGAGCCGCAAGGGTGGCAAAGGAATTGGGGTATGAGAGAATAATTACATACATTCTCGAAAGTGAGCCTGGGACCTCCCTGAACGCAGTTGGATGGAAAGAAGATGGCATCACAGATGGCGGAGCGTGGGGGAGGCCCAGTAGGCCACGAAAAACCACTGCCCCAACAGTCCCAAAGAAGAGGTTTGTGAGAATTCTTGCGGAGGTTGAGAAGCAATGATGCAGGAATTTGTCCAGGAGGTCACTGATACCGTCAAGGATACCCTGAAGGGCGTCCACACGGCGATTCCCGGCTCCATTGTATCGTTCGACCCCGGGACCGGCCTCGCCACAGTGCTGCCCGCCATGAAGTTCAAGAAACCGGATGGCACCACAGTTGATTTCCCCCAGGTCACCGGTGTCCCCGTGGTGTTTCCGCAGTCTATGGGGCAGCAGGCCACCATCGCCTATCCGGTGAAGGCCGGGGATGGCTGTCTTATCATCGTGGCGGAGCAGAGCATAGACTACTGGCTCTACGGCCAGGAGACCGATACCGACCTTGACTTTGATCTAACCAACTCCATCTGCATCCCGGGCCTGTTCGCAAAGGCCAACCCCGTCATGGCGGAAGCCTGCAACGGGAACGCCGTGGTGGTAGATGTGAAGGGCACGAAGGTCACTGTCAAGGGTGGCTCCGTACAGGTGGACGCCGGCACGATAATGCTGAACGGCAATGTGACCGTGAACGGGAACTTCACCACGCAAGGAGGCGTGGTCAACCTGAATTGAGGAGGTATAACATGAGTTACACAGCGCCGAAAATGAAGCGATTTGAAATCCAAAAAGACCAGAAGAAGCGGCGGCTCATTGAACCGCCTACGTTTGAAAACATGGTGAGAGCCGTAGAAAAGTCGGCGAGGCTTCGGGGGTGGAAGAAATGCCAGGAGCGGTAAGGCTGAATGATAGTGTGTCCGGGATCACGGCTGGGGAACACTCCGGCCACGTCCCGCCACATAGCCCGGAGCCTTTCAGCGGAGAAATCTCTGCCGGGTGCTCCGGCGATGTTTTTATCAATGGCAGACCGGCCGCGACCGTGGGGAGTGTGACCACTGAGCGGGACGGGTGCTGCGGGAGCTCCCAGGGGTCGGTGGCCGCCGGGAGTTCGATGGTTTTCATCAACGGGAAGCCTGCGGCGAGGAATGGAGATGCTCTTTCCCCGCACAGCGGGTCCGGGAACATATCGTCTGGGAGCGGTGATGTAAACATCGGCGGATAAGGCCGCCAGGGCCTTTTACAGCGTTCCTCAGGGGCTTCCACGGCGGAGATAAAACTACACCAAAAGGCCGGAAGGTCATTTCCTGCGGCTGTTCAGTTGATTTCACAGCAAGTTTTCGGAGGGAGGTATCAATTTGGTAGACATCAAGCTCGGAGCAGATGGTGACATCGAAGTGTCGCTCGTCGGAGATATTTCCCTGACGGAGAGTGTGAGACAGGCTGTTTTGATTCGGCTGCGCTGGATCTATGATGAATGGCGACTTGGACCGGAACTAGGGTTCCCGTGGTTTGAAAACGTGTTTGTGAAGAACCCGAATACAGTTAAAATCAGGTCGCTCATCCGAAATGAGATCATGCAGGTCGATGGGGTGACTGCCGCGTCGGTGGATTCCGTCAAGTACGATCCCGCCAAGAGGACGGCGACCTTTGCTTATACCTGCGCCGTCGGTGAAGAAACATATCGGGATGAGGTGACGATGAATGGCTGATTCCAATTTGAAAAAGACAAACGACGCCCTGCCCGAAACCGGATATGGGCTCACCACAAAGGGGCCGAATATCAAGCGGCTTGATGTTATTCTGGAAGATATGCACTCGAAGCTGTCCGAGAAGTGGGGCGTAAACACCAGGCAGAATCCCGAATCCCTCGTAAACCACCTGTTGACAAACATAGCGGACGCCATTGCAGAACTATGGGAGTTTGGCGAGGATGTCTACTATTCGCAATATCCGTCCAGTGCCGAAGGTCTGAATCTGGATAACGCCGCACAGTTCGGCGGCTCCACCAGAGAAACGGCGGCGCCGTCCTATTACCGCATTCTTTGCACTGGCCTGGATGGTACTGTGATCCCCGCAAGAACGCTCATTTCTACAAATACGAACCCGGCTACGCAACTCGTTCTCAATGCGGCTGGAGCAATATCCAGAAGCAGCTTCAATACTGCGGCCATCAAAATCGCATCAGCAAGTTTGAGCGGGCTGTTCACTGTTGCGCTTGACGCAACCCCGTATAACTACACCGCCGAACCGGAGGATACGGAAATCGACATTCTGAATGGGCTTGCTGATCTGATTGACGATGATGCCTTCGAGGTCGAAGTCGATGAGGGCTCCCTTGTCCTTACGGTTAAGGCCGTGGAACCGACGGCAAACCACGCCCTTATCCTCTCGGAAAACCTCACCACCTCCACTGTCGGCACGGTAATCACTTTCGCCACGGAAGAGAACGGAGATATTTTCCTTCCGAATGGAACGGTAACCAACATCGTAAAGGCAGTCACCGGCCTCCAGAGTGTTGAGAATGTAGGAACCTACATTGCTGGCCGGCTCGATGAAACAGACAGCGAGTTCCGAAAATCCTACGCCGACAAGATTTATTCCCGGTCTTCCCGGATGCTGGAAAGCATCAAAAGCTCCATCCTGGATAATTGCCAGGGCGTCACCAGTGTTGCGCCGTATGAAAACGACACCAATGAAACTGATGAAACGGGCAGACCGCCGCACAGCATAGAGATCGTCGTGGACGGAGGAGACCAGACTGAGATCGCCACACAAATTCTCAATACAAAGGCCGGCGGCATCAGCACCTATGGCTCCGTGGAAGTAGAGCTGCCCGGAGAATATGGAGAGAATATCACGGTTCGGTTCAATCGGCCAACGTATCTATACATCTGGTTCCATGTTGCGATCACGATGAGCGAGAAGGCAACGCTGCCCCCGAACTACGCAGACACCATCAAGGAGATTATCCTGAAAGCTATGGATGGACTCGGCGCCGGAGAAAGTGTGAATCCGCAGCTAACCATCACTGGAGATATTTACTCATCTGTTCCCGGAATCGACTATGTTGATATAACCATGGCCGTTACAACCGACGAGAAAAAGCCATCCTCCTACGGCAAGAGGAATATCACCGTCAGCGAGAGGGAAAGGGCCATCAGTGGAGACGAGAAAATCGAGGTGGTCATTAGTGGCTGAACGAACTGAGTATGCGGGGAAGCTGATTTCCGAGCTTGTCGAGCAGTTCCGAGGAAAGAAGCGGATCGAAGACTTGATGGAGGTCATCGGCGATGAACTCCAAGAGGTGAAGGATTTCTTCGACGCACTTGGAGGACACCGCACCCTGACCAGCGCCGTGGGCGCCCAGCTCGACGGGGTGGGGGACATTGTAGTCCTGAATAGGGCCGAAGCTGCGGATATGGCCGCTATCGCCAATCCGGGTGTTGCGATGACGGACGAAACGTACCGCCGCTTTTTGATTTACAAGGTCATGCGGAATACGAACATCTGCACCTACAAGGACGTGATTGAGTCCTTCAAGGTGTTCTGGGATAAGCCGCTGTATTACTCCGAGGACCCGGAGGAACCGGCGACCATGATTTTCGAGACCGATGTGCTGGAACCGGGAGAGGCGCCAGAGAACCTACTGAGTGCCCCCATCATCAAGGCTGCCGGCGTAGGGGTGAAGGTACTGGCAACGACCGAAACGCCGTTGATGGAGAATACTGTATGTGTCTCCGGGGCCATGTTCGAGGGCGTCATCTCAACTCGGCTCCCGGAGATCCAGATAGACTACGGGCTGAAGGCGGCGGTCCCAATCGTGCCGGCTATGTGGTCTGTAATGCAGACTACCTTGTCAGAAATCGAAGCTGAATAGGAGGAAAGACAATGGCAGAGTATGGTTTCTTTATCCCGAGCGGAGGCCGGACACTGATAGCCGGACTGCTGGCCGGGCAGACGCTGGAGATCAGCCGGGTCATGGTGGGCAGCGGGAAGCCTGAGAGTCAGGAAGCCCTTGCCACCCTGGAAGACCTGGTTGCGCCGGTGGCTCAGGCCACTTCCACGACCCCGCTCAGGAATGGTGAACAGGTAGATATGGTCGTTGAGTACCGTTCGGACCTGAATGGTGGCTTGGACACTGGCTTCTGGCTGAATGAGTTCGGCATCTTTGCCATGGATGGCGATGAGGAGGTCATGATTTACTACGGGACCCTGGGCGACTTTCCCCAGTGGGTGAGCGCCTACAACGACGGTGCCATTGATGTCCGCCGTTACCCGGTCTCCCTGAAGGTGAGCGCAGATGTCGAGGTGGTCATCAGCTACCCGGCCATGGCCTTCATGACCGCAGATGACGTGGAGCAGTTCTGCATGACCACCATTCTGCCCCAGTTCCTGGTGTCGGCCCAGGGCCTCATTGACCAGCACAACGCCAACGCCGAAGCTCATCCGGCCATCCATACCGAGATAAACGGCATTGATGCCCGGCTGACCCTGCTGGAGCTTCTGTATAACACGGATGTGACTGGCAACCCCTTTAGTGTGACCTTCGGGACCCTGGACGGGGTGACGGTGGAGGGCGTCCACAACAAGGCGCAAGCGAGGATTGAGTTTTGATGGAGCAGGTTATTTCTGTAAAGCCGGAAGAGCTGTCATGCCTGGTGGGGAACCTGTTTGCAGAGCTAAAGCCTCCGTGCGATATACCCCATGCGGCGGGCCTAACTCTATGCGGCTGCACTCCAGCGGGCCGGGAAGCGGTACTTGTGGTCATCCGGGACTACTGTATTTTCCGAGGAGACCCGGAGGATTTGGAGGCCGCCCGCAGGCCCTGCCTGGATAGGAGGTGCCGCCGCCATGCCTGAGAAGGAATATGTCCTGGGCAATAAGACCAAGGACCTGCTGGCCTATTCCTTCGTCGTTACCAAGCCCATCGGGGATAAGACCCTGGAGATCAGCGAGGTCATCAAGATGCTGGGTGCCATCAAGAGCCTCCCGCCGGAGGCCCGTGACGATATTCTGGCCCAATATCTGGACCGGCTCGAAAAGGCCAACAGCCGGCAGGGATTCCCGAAGAGCGCCCTGCACACCTACATCAAAACGGTCCGGGAGACTGCCGTGTCCATCGTCAAGAACGTCCACGCCGCAAACGACTGCTCCTTCCAGACGGAGTACGACCGGCGGCTGGACCTCATCCACGCCGCCCTGAACGACTGCAATCTGCTCCTGAAGCTCGTGGAGATCAGTCAGTCCCTCGGCTACATCAGCATGAAGCGAATGGGTCACTGGACCAAGCTCATCACCGATGTGAAGTACATGACCCTTGCATGGAAGAAGAAGGACACCGAGAGAGCGAGAACCCTCTGCCGGCAGGAAGAGGTCAAGAACTACGAGCTCCAGGCTGGCATTATTGCATCGGCCGTGGCCCATGCCCTGGGCAGAAAATAGGATGCTCGGCGGGGGCACCCGCCTTGTATTAGGGTATGGCCCGTCGCGCCACCAACTGGTGGCTCCGCTCCCCGAACACCAACAACACCAACAACGTGTTCAACGTGAACTCCAATGGCGATTGGAACAACAACAACGCCAACAACTCTTATGGCGTCCGCCCCGCTCTGATGGAAAACGAGTTCGAGTAGGCAAAGCCGAAAGCAGAGTGTCCATCATCAAAGGGGGCCATATCCTGTCCTCGCTTCCCCGGGGAGGCGGGGATAAATACATTACGCCGATGCCTGGTGTCCTCTGGGATGGCAGACTACTGTGCGGCGCCGTCTGGCAGCACACCGCCACGGCGTTGAGAGGAAGAGAGCGGCCCGCTGCTTTGAGACGGAGGCCGCTCTCGTTTTATGCTCATGTCAATGACTTTTGAAGAAATCTGCACCTTCGAGGTGCTATACCGGGCCTACATTGCGGCCCGGAAAGGGAAGAGGAGGAAGCTGAGTGCAGCACAGTATGAGGCCAATGTCCTTATGCTCACTGAGCGCCTGGCTTATATCCTCAACACCGACACTTATGTTCCCAGTAAGTTCGAGACATTTTTCGTTTACGAACCCAAAAAACGGCTGGTCCAGGCTCCGGCGTTCGTAGACAAGGTGGTTCAACACGCCATCGTAGATAACACGCTCTATGAGGCAATCACCAGGAGTTTTATACCGGCCAACTGCGCTTCCCAGATTGACAAGGGTATGCACTACGGTGTGGACCTCCTGAAAGGCTTCATGACTGACTACTGGAGGAAGAACCATACGACCGACGGCTGGGTCCTGAAATGTGATGTGCGGCACTTTTTTGCCAGCATTGACCATGACCTGCTGAAGCAGAAGTTACGAAAGAAGGTGGTAGATGACCGTATCTTCCGGCTCATGTGCATTTACATCGACGCAAGTGCGGATGGGCTTCCGCTCGGCTATCAGACATCCCAGCTCCTGGCCTTGCTGTTTCTGGACGAATTTGACCACTTCGTGAAGGAGCGCCTTCGGATAAAGTATTATGTCAGGTACATGGATGACTTTCTTCTCATCCACCCGGACAAGGAGTACCTACGCTATTGTCAGAAACAGATTGAAACCTTCCTCACTGGACTCCGGCTGGAGCTCAATGAGAAGACCAACATTTTCCCGTTGAGACACGGGGTAGACTTTCTGGGTTTTCACACCTATATCACGGAGAGCGGCCAAATCATCCGAAAGCTCCGCCACTCGTCTGTCAAGCGGATGAAGGGGAAAATCAAGAAGTGGAAGAAGGACTACCCGACCGGCAAGGCCACCAAGCAAGAGATCCTGGATAGCTGGACCGCCTGGGACGCTCATGCGGCCCATGGCAACACCTACACACTCCGGCGGGAGATCGCTGCAAAGGTCTCGGAAATAATCGGCACCCAGTTGCGGTGCCATGCCCCCATCAGGCTGTCAAAGACCCAAAAGGCGATGCTGGAGTACAAAAAGAGGCTGAAAGCCTCGAAACAGGCCGCTTTACAGGCGGCAGATGAACACCATGTGGCTGCGGCCCCATGGTGATTTTTTTCGCAGGAGGTATCTCTATGGCAAGTGTCGCACTTGGCACGAAAAGCGTGGACTCCATCGTCAAGCTGAATGAGAGCGGAAAGGCGGTAAACTACCTCGTTGTCCACCAGGGCAAGCCTTCCAGCATCTACGATGAGTCCTGTAATGGCACCTGGCTTCTCCGGCAGGATCTGATCGAGAGTAGGGTTTGGGGTGACGGTAATGTGAACAAGCTGGAAAGCTCCGACATCCAGGCTTGGCTCAACAGCACCATGCTCGGGAAGTATGATTCCAACATCCAGGCTGCCATCAAACAGGTCAAGATCCCGTACCGAAAGAACGGCGGTTCCGGCGGCACGGACCAGACCGGGGCAAACGGCCTGAGCTGTAAGGTTTTCCTGCTGTCCGGCTATGAAGTTGGATGGACCACCAGCACCAGTTCCTACTTCCCTGTGGACGGTGCAAAACTGTCCTACTTCGAGGCCGGCACCGGGTCCTCGGCCAACAACAAGCGCATTGCGAAGCTGAACGGCAGCGCCACCCGCTGGTGGCTCCGCTCCCCGTACACCAGCGACACCTACTACGTGTGGTTCGTCAGCTCCAACGGCGGTTACGACCTCAGCCACGCCAACTTCTCTTATGGCGTCCGCCCCGCTTTGGTATTGCCCTCTACACTCTTGGTCTCTGATGACGGCTCCATCACCACGAACACGGCCCCGACTACGCCGTCCAGTATCACCATCCCGAGCAGCATCTCCGGCGGCACGAGTATCACGGTGAAGTGGGGCGCCAGTTCTGACGCCCAGGGCAACCTCGCCGGATACAAGGTCGAGAAGTTCATCAACGGAGGAAGCTCCTGGAGCCAGATTTACCAGGGCTCCGCACTCCAGACGAACGATAATGTGGCGTTTGGGACTGAGAGCGTGATGTACCGAGTTAAGGCATACGACACCGAGGGTCTGGAGTCTGGCTACAAGACCAGTAACCAGGTGACGGTAATCAACAACACCGCACCCAGCGCCCCGCCCAGCATCACGGTCCCGCTTACTGTGGTGGGCGGCGGAAAGCTGACCGTAACCTGGACGGCGAGCAATGATGGCGAGGGAAACCTGGCCGGATATGAGCTGGAGCGGCAGGTGGCCTCCGGCGGATGGTCCCAGATCTTCAAGGGCAACGCCCTCAGCTTCCAGGACACCATCACGAAGGGGTGGGCCAGCGTCCAGTACCGGGTGCGGGCCTATGACGCCTACAACGCTACCAGCAGCTACACCACCAGCGAAGTCAGAACCGTGGACAACAACACGGCTCCCACCATCACCTGTGACCAGGGCAGCGGCACCGACCTGGGGGAGAAAAGCTCCGGCTTCAGTATCTCCTACACCGTCAACGACGCCGACAAAGACACCGTAACCGTGACCGAGAGCATGGACGCCGCCACCAAGCGGACCTTCCAGCCGACGCTCGGCCAGGCCAACCAGTTCCAGGTGACGGGGACCTACTTCCAGCAGCTCCTGAACGGCAAGCACACCATGAAGATGAAGGCCCAGGACACCGGCGGCAAGTCCGCAGAGCACATCCTGACCTTCACGAAGTCCGTGACCTCCTGCTCTATCACGATGGAGCAGCCGATGGAGGCGGACGCCAAGATCACGATTATGGTCATGTCGGTGGCCGGGGACATTCCTGCGGACGCCGACTACCAGGTCCTGGTCACCAACAACGCCAAGGACGACGAGCCCGTGTGGGAAGATGCCACATCGGCCATCAAGTCCGGCGCCAACTATCTGTTCACCAATGAGAACGCCACCAACGGGTTCGCCTTCAACTTCAAGTTGACGGCTTCTCGGGGGAGCAGCGGCACCGGGGGCTACATCAGCTCTATCCAGGGAGGGTTTCAGTAATGGCTATCAGATGGAGAAAAGACAGTGTGGCGGAGCTCCGCAAGCAGAAGACCAGGGCGGAGCTCCGGAAAGAGAATGAGGCCCTTCAGCAGAAGGTGACCTCGCTGGAAAGCCAGCTCACTGATACCCAGGTCGCCCTGTGCGACGTGTACGAACAGATCCTCGCCGTCAGCGAAGAGGGGGTGTGACCCATGGCGAAAGTCTACGCTGACCTCATCAAGAAGGAGGTCAAAACCATCGACGACGTTCCGGCCCATCTCCGGGCCGAGGTCGAGGCGCTGCTTGCGGAGGTGGACGAATGAACTTCATCCGTGAGTGGCTGCTCAAAATTCTTCTGCAAAAGGAGGTGAAAGTCATGGCCGTTGTCTATGCTACCCTCATTGTGAAGGGTCGGAAGACTTTGGAGCAGGTGCCCAGCCTCATCCGTGAGGATGTGCGTCAGCTTCTGGTTGAACTGGAGGTCGAGGTGTAAGGCCCAAACGCAGAAAGGCCGCTCCCGTGTGGGGGCGGCCTTCTGTGTACTCAAAATCACATCTGGAGGTCGATTGACGTGAATAAAGAGCATGAGGAGAGGGCTTTGGCGATCCTCAAGCTGTTGAAGGGAATGAGGATTGACCAAGCCCAGGAACTTCTGAGCTGGTGCGGCGGCTGCCTGCTGAGGCAGCCTGTGGTCGAGTGGAGCCGTACAGAAGAAGACTGTGCGAACCATGAACCGAAGGAGACCCATGAAACTGCCTGCTGCGGAGCCGGAACGGTAGTAAATTTCAATGTGGTAAACCTCATTGGACTCGATGGTGCGCTCCAAAAAGCGGAAGAGATTAGAAAAATCCGACCCGACGTTGAAATCCGAATCACACTATCGCAGCAAGTCATTCGCTGAAAACGTGGATTGTGCGAAGATCTCTGCTTGAGATTGCGACTACTCCATCAGAAATATGCACCCAGAGCGTCCGTTCGACCGGGAAATGGTGTGTGAGGAGTTCATCTCCGCTGACCTCGACTTCTTGGTCGCCGAAGCCACATCGAGAGTGCCCGATGGTATGTAGGCAATCTTTTCGACACCGTTGAGCGTGATGTCATCGCCCGACTTGTATTTAGCCGTGATACTGAGCACTGAAGTCACCCCCTTCCTCCGCTGGAATTGTACCACACTGAGCAGGAAGGGAACAGAGGTACAAATTCGAGGCAGGAGGATAGCTGGAGAAGTGAACGTCAAAGAAATCATTCTGGGCGGGAGCGGTGTTCTGGTCGTTATTATGACGCTGGTGCAGATCGCCCCCGTCAAGATCAATCCATGGTCCTGGCTGGCAAGGAAGTTCGGCCGGGCCATCAACGGGGAGGTCCTGGAGAAAGTGGACCGGCTGGAGAAGGATGTCACCAAGATGAAGCAGGATGCGGATGAGCGGGCGGCCGTCGCCTGCCGGGTCCGCATTCTCCACTTTGGAGACGAGACCCTGCATGGCGTCCTGCACAGCAAGGACCACTTCGACCAGATCTTGACCGACATCACCGAGTATGAGCGGTACTGCGCCGCCCATCCGAACTTCAAGAACAACATGACGGTCCTGACCAGCGCCCGCATCCAAGAGATTTATGCGGAGCGGCTGGAGAAGAACGATTTTCTGTGAAGGAGTGTAGAACATGGACGTAAACCAGATCGTAAGCATCATTGTGGCTATCCTGACCGGCCTTGCGGCTTGCATCCCCCTTGCGGTGAAGCTGTATCAGGCCGTGAAGGAGGCCGTCCAGGAGAAGAACTGGCCCCATCTGCTGGGGCTGGTCGTAGACCTGATGGAAGAGGCCGAGGAGAAGTTCACCGACGGCGCCACCCGGAAGGAGTGGGTCATGGCGATGGTGCAGACTTCGGCCGAGTATGTTAATTACCCCGTGGACACCGAGGCGCTGTCCAAAATGATTGACGCACTTTGCGATATGACCAAGATTGTAAACCCTCCTGCTGATGAGGAGCCCACGGAGGGCGGCACCACGGACCCGGAAAATAAGGAACCGAAGGCCGAGGAGGTGACGGAGCATGACGCCGGCTGAGAGAGTAATTGCCACCGCCCGAGCGGAGATCGGATACATCGAGAAGAAGTCCAATGCCCAGCTCGACGATAAGACGGCCAACGCCGGGGATAAGAACTGGAACAAATATGCCCGGGACTTAGATGAGCTGGGCCGGGTCTACAATGGCAAGAAGAACGGCTACAACTGGTGCGACATCTTCGCTGACTGGTGCTTCATCCACACCTTCGGTTTTGAAGTAGGGATGAAACTGCTGTGCCAGGCGGAGAAGGGGGTGGGAGCTGGATGTACCGGCTCTGCCAACTACTACAAGCAGAAGGGCCAGTTCCACACCAAGAACCCCCAGCCCGGCGACCAGATCTTCTTCACCAACGACGGCGGAAAGACCATGTACCACACTGGTATCGTGGAGAAGGCGGCCGGAGGAAGGGTCTACACCATCGAGGGAAACACCAGCTCGCTCCCCGGCGTCGTGGAGAACGGCGGATGTGTCCGGGACAAGAGCTATTCGCTCTCCTATGCCAAAATCGGCGGCTATGGCCGCCCTGACTTTTCTATCGTGGAGGATGATGACGATATGGACCAGACCAAGTTCAACGAGATGTTCAAGGTTGCTATGACAGCGCACCAGAAGGAGCTCCAGGACAATGACTGCGGCGAGTGGAGCCGGGAGGCGAGGGAGTGGGCCATCAGCGTGGGGCTGTTCATTGGCAACGGCACCACCGCAGACGGCCAGCCTAACTATATGTGGGCCAGCCCCATGACCCGTGAGCAGGCCGCCCAGTTCTTCTACCGCTTTGCCCAGCAGCATGGGCTTGTCTGATGAGCGGCGCCGATAAGCTGCTTCTGCTGGCGGCCGGTCTGTTCCTGGTCCTGCTGGGCATGGGCCTGGCTGGGTTCATACGGACGGCACCCAGGAAGCGGAAAGGAAAAGGCCGGGGCGGCGGTAAGCCTGACCTCGGCCAGTTCTCCAAGTGGGTAGTGGCCGATGTTCGCCCTCTGCTGTGGCTCGTGACCACCGGTGGGCTCCTGCTGGCGGCGTACGGCATCCGCACCGGATACACCGGATCTCTGCCGTGGATCTCCGCCATGGTCGGTCTGCCGTGGACTGCCCACGGTGTAGTGTGCTCGTTCTACCTGAACCTCTGCAAGTCCGACCACCGGCGGGGCGGCATCACCTACGATGCGGCGAAGGCCGCAAACTTCAATGTGCCGAAGGCAGACTCAGATCAGGAGCCAGAGGGCTCCATCGACAGTCCGGCGATTTGAAAGGAGCCGACAGAACTAAGCGTAAACGGGTCTAACCTCCGCCCGATACGCCCGTCATCTGGGGAGGCCAGCGCCCCCTCGCTCGACCTCTGACAACCGAATGACGGTATAGATGAACACCCCCATCTCAGCCTTGTGGCTGGGGTGGGGGGCTTTTTATTTGCGTTCCACACGGATCTGCTATGCACCATCCAGAAAACATGGTTATTATGATTTTATCTGCCCTATTGCTCAAAGGCGCTACCGCTGATAGAATATAGCAAACTGTTATCGGAGGTAGGAGAGAAATGGGGTCGTTCGAGCGTGAACTATTGAATACAGCCTTTAGCATGAAAGACGCCTATGCAAAGGCTCTGGCAAGCTATCTGTTCCGGGAGGTCATTGAGGACGCCCACGTCAAGTACAACATCTCGCAGGCGGACATGAAGGATATGTGCAAGACGGCCGTGAATAGAGCGGCACTGTTCCTGAGCATCAAGGACGATCCTGCACTGTATAGGGCGTTTGCCATACACGCCATCGAGGGGTTCGAGTGGGACGATGCAGAGGAAACGGATGACACCAGATCTGAACTTGCAACCCTGAAGACAATCGGATAGAAACACTGCTGCCCTCTCCGGTATTGACCGGGGAGGGCGCTTTTTGTTTTTCAGGGAGTGGACCAGAAATGGTCGGGAAATCCCGTAAAAGGGCCGAGAGGATGGGAATAGGGAGGCAGGAGTATAATTCCATACCACAGCCTCAAAGCGGCGCATAGAGCCGGGAAATGCTTAATTTTGAAGCAATCAGGCGGAACAACTATGCACGGAAAATCAATACACATAATGTCCAAATCTCGAAGTTCGTATTTTACAAAATGTTCCCACGGGCATTTCAGAAACTCCAGATACACTTATACCCCTGAACGGAAAACCCGCTAAAACTGATTCTAAGGGCTTCTACGAGCACAATCACCCAAACCGTTTATAAGTAAAAAAATTTCTGAAAATACAGAAAATTATCTTGACTTTACCAGTTGGTAATGTATAGTTAAGTTACGGTAATTCAATAAAATCAAAATGACCGGAGGTTAAGCGAAAATGGAGAAGAATTGCAATATCCTGTCTGCACTTGATAGTTTGAAAAGGCTTCCATCCCCGAGCCAGGTAATGGTCACATACTCATGGATCAACCATGAGGGGAAAGTGGTAACACAAACACATTCCGCCTCTGAATTGTACGAGGACTGGTACGGAGAATGTGAGTATTGTCCTGAAAACGATGCTCCGCTTACTTCTCTGAAAATCGGTCAGGTGGATATTCCGAAGAACGGTACGGATGGTACGGAGTTGGTATTTGAGGACTTGATGCAGGCCATCCAAAAGGGGTGGAAATGGAAGGCGGTGAAAAAATAAAAATGCAGACAGCGAAAATGAGTCCCGCAGCCTTACGGGCCATCATGGGAGAGGCTTTCGACGGCGATGCCTATGAGCGTGGCCGACAGGAGGCCAGAAAGTTCTTCAAGGAGCACCCGGAGGAAAGGGAGGCCAAGATCGAGGAAGTGAAGCAGCGGCTCGAAAGCGGAGTGTACCGGCACAAGCCGGGGCCGTCCTACTGGATTGGCTGCCTCTGTGAAGCTGATTTTACTTGGTGAAGGGGGATACGAAGATGAACGTATCAGCAAAGATTCGCTCCGACGTTGGATTCTACATCGGTGACATCTGCTATGTCCTTGATGACCGCCTCTACCACGGAGTATGGGGAGACCAGAATGGATATGCAGACGGCACATTCAGAGACCCGGACACGGGGCTTGAGGTGTCTGTCGCAGGAACAGCATACGGAGACGGTTGCTACCTCGGGAGCGACGGAGCCGAGTTCCCCGTCGATGCGGGCGTGATCGGATTGGTGCCGCTGGAGCTGGTGCCAAAAGAGAAAGAGCCGCAGGGTGGCCGGCTCGGCGAAATCTTCAAGATGCCCGGAGAGGCTGAGTTCATTGCCGAGGACGGGTTGTTCACCGTGATTCTGCCTGACGGGTGCATGGTCGAAATCAACACCGATTAAGAATATGCGGAGGGCTATGAAGATGAAGAGTAAGCCATACAAACTGGACGGGAAGCTGTTCCGTTACGATTTCGACCACAGTATGGTCGAGTACATATTCAAGGCCGAGGCCGAAGACATCGCATTTGAACAGGAGTGGGAGAAGACCCACGACTACCGCATCTATGAAATCGACGCCGATGGATACATGGTCATGGATGCCGCCGGGCTACACAAGGACAACTGGACCAACAAGGCGGCCCGGGACGAATATCTGGCCGCCTGGAGCGTGGATCTGGACGCTGAGGCAGCGGCAATGGAAGCTAACTTCGTTAAATACGAACTTCCATATCTGCTTTGAGAGAGGGAAGAACCGTATGAATCCTGAATTCATGGACGACCTGGTTATCAACCTGGCGATCCTGTGCGTGTTTCTACTGATATTGGGGGCCGGCTGCTTGATTGCAGATTTCGTGTTTCCACGCATCCCGTTCCTCCAGAAATGGCTTGAAAGCCTGCCCGAGTATGAAGATGACATGGAGATCGCCCGCCTGTATGAAAAGGAGCGCCGGGAGCGGCGGGCACGGCGCCGAGCAAGACGAAAGGGGAAATAAGATGAAAGCCAGACAGTATTTTGAGAAGCATCGGCAGGAGATGGCCTGCGGTGACGAGAAAAGAGTGCAGGCGGCCATCAATCAGCTTGTCTTGGATCTGAACGATGAGGCCAAGGATATGCTCAAGTCCAGAAACATCAATACAGATCGGGCGGCGGTGTCTGTCCTGCGGGAGCTGAATGATAAGTACAATGCGGTCGTCGGCCTGTTTGAGAAGCATTATGGGGCCTCTCCGCTGATGCGAGATGGATACCTGAATCTATGGAAAAACAGGATGCCGACAATTCAGCAATATCTCCGGCAGGACAGGAGCTTTTAATTTGTTCAATAATTGCCAATCGGTAACAAAAGATAATCTTTAGGAAAATCAAGGGGTGTAGAAATGACTGAAAGGGTAGAAAAGATTGAGGTCGAGAAGCGGATATTCGTCGCTGATGACGGGACGGAGTTTCAAACGGCGCAGGATTGTATGCAGTATGAGCGGGACTGTATTGAGAGGAACGCCAGGGCCATTGTTTCAAGGCTGCCCCACTTTTTGTTTTCCCCTGCATGGATCGACCCGGACTACTGGTGGGACTGGTACTTCGTGTCGAACGATATGGAGCTGGCCGCCGTCCGGGAGGCCGTCTTCGATGCGGATTCCAGCGCCCATGAGTACACCCCGCCGGCATACCCATGCTGGATCGCCTGTTCTTCTGACGGAGGCGGGTACGGAACCATCGAGGGAACGCTGGAACAGGTGCTTGACGCTCTGGATGAGCTCAAGAAGGGCATTGTCGATTTGGCAATGCAGAATGGAGGCGCCTTCCATTGAAGATCCTGTCATGCGGCGCCGGGATGCAATCGTCGGCCCTGCACCTGATGGGCTGTGAAAACGCCCTCGCAAAGAAGCGGGGAGAACCGCCTGTATGGCCCCTGGTGCCGATTTACGATGTGTCCATCTTCTGTGACCTCGGGCTCGAGCCACCCTGGGTGAAAAAGCAGGTCGAGTTTCTGGCAAACGCCGGCCATTCCTGCGGTGTGCCCCTGGTGATCCTGGATTCTCCGCTCTACACCGACTTCATGGAGAATTTTGGGGAGAGGCGGACAATCAGCGTTCCGTGGTGGACGATCCGGGATGACGGTCACAAAAGCAAGATGCCTCGCAACTGCACCATCGACTACAAGGTAGAACTGATCTCCAAGTACGTCCGGTGGGAGCTGCTTGGCTACAAAAAGGGGCAGCGGCTCCGGGACGAAGACAAGAAGGCCCACGAGATGCACATGGGCTTCAGCGCAGAGGAGGCCCGCCGGTGCAAAGAAAGCCCGAACCCGATGTTCGTGAACCGTTTCCCGCTGGTCGATATGGGGCTCACCCGGGCTGACAACTACGCCTACATCAAGGATGTATGGGGCTTGGAGACCAAGGCTTCGGCCTGCTCGTTCTGCCCGTTCCACAAGAACTACTTCTTCAAATTCCTGCGGGAGAATGAGCCGGAGCAGTACGCCCAGGTTGTGGGCGTCGATGAACTGCTGCGGGACAAAAATCCGAAGCCGCCTATGGATTCCGACTTGTTCATATCAAGAAGTCGAAAGCGGCTCATGGATCTGACCGACGAGGATTGCAACGACGCTGAGTGCTTTGAATACTGCGGAAGGCAGATCTGGAACGGTTTTTGATTTGAGAGGATGATTCGATGAATGTTCAGGATTTGATTTACTCTGCGAAGTGCTGCGACCTGAAGGACTGCAACGATTGTCCGAGCAGAAGCAGGACTGCTTGCAGGGAGAGGACCATGCAGGGGCTTACCTGCGAAGTTGAACGGCTCCAAAGGATGGTCGTAAAGCAAAGCATTGAAATGGCCGACGCCCTGCGTGACCTGTTTACCGTCTGTGAAACGCCGGACCCCACCATCCGGCTCAGAAAAGCAGAGAAGTGGCGTGAATGGATGAGAAATGAAAGGAATGGGAGAAAATGAGCCAGTTTATCCGTGAAATTGAACCCGGGGTAGAGCTGTTCCGGGATGCTGTGAACGGCATCGCCTGGGCCGAAGACCACAGGACTGGCCTCAGTGTCAGCGTACACCCGAACATTGACGAGAGCGGCAGTGTTGAGGGTATGGTGGCCCGGGGCCGGTGGAGATCCAGCGACCGAGTTGCAAGGAGCCACGGGTGGATTTACAACATCGACCGGTTTGTCCGAAACGATGAAGACCTGGTCGAAGCCATCGTAGCTGAAGAGTGTATGTGCCCGGCCTGTATCGAGCGCAGAGGGAATCGCCCTTCTAAGACGGAGGACAATCAGGGTGAAATCCTACTAGGTGCTATTTTGAGTGCATTACCACCGGAACCAAGGAGCTACGATCTTGATGACGACCCAGGATTCTGGACCGATGGAGAGAGCATCTTTTGTCCATCAGAAACCGAATGTGAAATTATCGCTAGTTTTCTGGAAGATATATTCAGCGAGATCTCGAATGTGGAAATTGAGACTGGATTCTACGACCCGCCAGATGATGCGGTAAGTGGAGAGCGGGATCGGTTTGCCGGATTCCATTACATCAGTTTTGAATAAGGGGGAGGCCAATGATTTTCAGATCGCAGGATGGCCGGAATATGGTCAATGCAAATGCAATAGACACTTTCTCCATCGTGGGGGACAAGGCGTTTAAGCTCTACGCATATTGCGGAGGAGCATCCACATGGCTTGGCGAGTACACGACAGAGAAACAGGCGTTTGAGGTGATGGATGTCATACAAAACGATTTAATTGAGGGCGGGGCGTTGTACAAGCTCCCGGAGGACAAGGGTGTTCCCTATGAGTGCCCGGTCTGCCACAATACGGAGCACTTGCCCGGAGCGAAATTTTGTATGATCTGCGGGGAGCCATTCCCGTTATCAAAACAAGGAAAGGTGTGATTGAAAATGGAAAATCCGTTTGCAAATGATCCGTTTGCGTTGGTGTGGCAGGCATTTAAGAACCTGTATCCCGGGAAGGACTGCGAGGTACAGTGGCAACTGGGGATTCAGGATGATGGGCTGTCTGAGCAGGGCTACGGATTCACTGAATTTTGTGAGGACGGCTCTATCCTCGTAGCGGTAGATGCCAACCTCCGGGTATCAAATGCTGTGGAGGTTCTGGCGCATGAACTGGCTCATGTGGCCGTGGGCATTGAAAATGAGCATGGGGCCGCCTGGGAGGCGGCCTTCGAGGCCATCTTCCAGGAGTATGGCCGGATTGCTGAGGAAATGTTCGGAGAACAGGAGTCAGAAGAATGAGATATGCACCTATCGGAAATGAAAGGGAGGCCCTGGATCGGATCAATGGCCTTGGTTTTGACCAGTACATCATTGCCTCATACGAAGAAGACTGGCAAAGGGAGGAGGGGGAACCGGAGATTGAGAGAACGACCGACATTGCCCATGCCGTGGAAACCTTTTTCGATCTGTGGGGCGTGATCCTGTGCGTGGAGCTGCGGGGCGTCGATCTCGACGGAAGCGAATACCCCGTCTGCATAGGCGGGACCGCTCCCGACCTCAGCGAAGAAGGGGAGTACATCAAGGAATGATGGACCGATCCAAAACTTCCTTAGTGGAGAACACGCTGTTTGGAACTGAGGACATCGTTGAGAAGGCCGTAAAGGAGATCCAGGCCACAGCAAAGACCGGTCGGCTCTGTCTTAGATTTTCTGGCGGCAAGGACAGCGTCGTCGTCAAGCGGCTGCTTGATATGGCCGGAGTCCCCTATACGGCGAGATTCAGCAGGACATCGGTTGACCCGCCGGAGCTGCTTGACTTCATCCGCCGGGAGCACCAGGACGTGATTGTCGAGAAGCCAAGGATCAGTATGTTCCAGCTCATCATCAAGAAGGGGTTCCCTCCGACTAGGGTGTGCCGGTACTGCTGCCAGGAGTTCAAGGAGCGAAACGTCTGCGGGAAAGGGGATGGGCTTCTGACGGTTACTGGGGTGCGGAAGGCAGAGAGCCCCAGGCGGAAAAGCCGGGCCAAGTACGAAACTTGCCAGGCCGACAGAGGGGTCAACTTCTACCATCCCATCGTGAGTTGGAGTGATGAGCAGGTCTGGGACTTCATCCGGGCGGAGCGTATCCCGTACTGTCAGCTCTACGACGAGGAGGGCATCACCAGGATCGGTTGTGTAGGCTGCCCGCTGGCTTCATCCAGCAAGATCCTGGCGGAGTTCAAGAGGTGGCCTCAATTTGAAAAGGCGTACCTCTGGGCGTTCGAGAAAATGCTGGAGGGAAGGTCCTTCGACAAGTGGAAGACAAAGTTTGACGTGATGGACTGGTACATCTACGGGGCCGAGGAAGATTGCAGGGAGGTTGCCGCTGAAGGGCAGATCAGTTTGTTTGAGCACGACTACTTTGACCAGCTTAGGGTTGATGGAGACATCTACCAGCCGACCGTAGAGCAGGCCAGAGAGCTGATTGAGGGGGTGATGAAATGATTGGAATTAACCTAAAAGCTATTGTACTGAAAGCGGCAAAGGCGGGCGTTAAGTTGACAATGAGCTTCGAGGGAGGCGACCGGGTGGTGCTCAGGGCAAGGAGGGGCATCTTCACCATCAACTATGACATCTCGGCTTGGGAGGTTAACCCGAAGGTATGGCAGCAAGGAGATCAGTTTATGCGTATCGTGGAGGATTTGATTTACCGCTTGGACGAAGCGGAACAGAAAAGGATTGAGACAGGAGGCACAGAAAAATGAAAGAGCAGTTTATCGAGATTTTCAATGACCACATCAAGCGCCCTGGGGCAGATGCGCTTCTGGCCTGGCTGGAGAAGTCCGACTTCTTTACGGCACCGGCCTCGACCCGTTTCCATCTTTCGGAGCCGGGCGGCTTGGTGAAGCACAGCATCCATGTCTATGAGCGGCTGCGGGAGATGTTCAGCAATGAGCTGGAGCGCAACACCGACGGTCCGGTCATTCTCTCTGACGAGGATGAGGAGAAGATCGCCGTATGTGGATTGCTCCACGACATCTGCAAGGTGAACTTCTACGGCGTGGAGATGAGGAACCGCAAGAATGAGCAGGGACAGTGGGAGAAGTACCCGTTCTATGTGATAAACGACCAGCTTCCCTACGGCCACGGCGAGAAATCGGTCTACATCATTTCTGGCTTTATGAAGCTGACCCGGGAAGAGGCCATGGCGATCCGCTGGCACATGGGCTTCAGCGACAACGACTTCAAGGCCGGCGGCTTCTCGGTGGGCAACGCCTTCGAGAAGTTCCCCTTGGCGCTCCTGACCCACATGGCCGACCTTCAGGCTACCTATCTCGATGAGGCGGACCAGAATGGGAAGAACGGATGAGTGGGTCGCCATCAGCGGATACCGGTGGCCGTATCGCATAAACCGGAAGGGATGCGTCCAGAAGCAGCTTGAGGATGGGAGCTGGTACACCCTGAAGCCGTACATTGGAGGCGGGCGCTCCAGGGCCATGGTAAAGATGCGGAGCAAGGATAACCGCAAAATCGAGGTGCCGCTGGTCTGGCTCATGGCCGACGCTTTTATGGGCGGCCGGCGGCCCGGATACGGGATCGTGCACCGGAATGGAGCCAAGCTCGACTGTGAACTGGAAAACCTGAAGTTCATGCCGCTGCGGGAATGTGGACTTCTCTCATGCAGATCCAGGCGGCGGGCGGTGGAGAAGGTTGACCGAAACGGGCAGGTGGTAGCGATCTACGCTTCAGCCAGGGAGGCGGCTCAGAAGAACTTCATCAGCCAGAACTCGATCTGGGCCCGTTGCAATGGAAGAGTGAAAGACCCGTTCTGCCTGGATGACCACGACTACCGATACGAATAAAGGAGATAGGTGCATGAAGATCAAATTGAAGCCATTGAACAGGGTAAACGGAACTGTTCCCCATGGAGATGATTTGACGGATGCGGTAGCTCTGAAACGGATGTTCCCACAAGCCGCTATTGTTCAGAGGGGATGCCAAGGCCACATCATCGTCGGGGACAAGGGCGGCAAAGTAATTGCGGTTCTTCCCCCAAACACTCAGGCTTTCCCGACCGTCCTGTACGGGCAGACCGCCATGCTCGGCGACATCATCGCCGCCGGAAGGGGGGCGGGAGGAACATGAGGGAGCATAAACCATACATCGACGAAAATGGCCGGCTTTACCTGTTTTCGCTCTGCGATGGGACTCTGATATTCCTCCAGAAACTCATAGTCTCTCTGGAGCGGCTGGGCTGTAAGGATATCAGGCGCAGCCAAAAGATATTGACGGAGGGGATGCCCGAAGGGAAGCCATGGATGAACTGCCTGTACGAAGCAAGTGGGCAGCTTCCGAGTTCGCTATGGCTGGGACACAGGTTGTCGAGTTGACGGACGGAAAGTATGGGCTGATCGGCCCTGACATTCCGCTTCGGAAGGCTGACAGAGAGAGCCGGTATCAGGATAGCCCCTGTCGGAGATGGCTTGACGAAACCATCTTAGGAAGACTGACTACCGGCATCAAAAAGGAGCTACGGAAGGAGGAAAGTGCCGATGAAAGCAATCACGATTCGGCAACCGTGGGCCAGCCTGATTGTCTCCTTGGATCAGAATGGAAGGCCACTCAAGAGCGTGGAAACTCGGAGTTGGAAGACGGGCTACCGGGGGCCCCTGGCGATTCACGCCGGTAAGTTCCGACCTGATATGTTCTTCATGGGCATGGACGGAAAGAAGATGGACATATTCGCCGAAGCCGGCCTGCATGGAGACAACGACATCCTGAACCTGCCGTATGGGGCGGTGATCGGCAAGGTCACGTTGGTAGACTGCCTGCCCATGGATGAGCTTATCGGCCATTCATTGGATACACCCCGGGAAAGGGCGTTCGGAAACTGGTCCCCCGGGCGATACGGATGGATTCTTGCCGGCCCGATACTGTTTGATAGGCCCATACCTGCCCGGGGCAAGCAGGGGCTTTGGGATTGGGCGCCAGAAGGAATGTGAAAACCGGCGCCAATGCGCCGAGATAATGGAGGTCAGATATGAAAGACGTAATTTCGTTGAATGAGATGGACGCCCGGCGGGAGAACGACGGGTACGAAGATCTGCTTGTCGGCATCCGCAAGGAGTTTGACAAGAGCACGAAGGACGGGAGCACCCCGCTCTTTACCACAAACGCTGGGGATTTGTACAGCTTGCTTCTGGATGGCATCCAGGCGGAGGCCCGCCAGCACTACAACTGCAATGCCTGCCGGCACTTCGTCAACCGGTATGGCGGGCTGGTCACAATCGACGAGAAGACCGGAAAACAGACGCCCGTGATGTGGCCCGAAAAGGCACCGGCCTTCTTTGCTGAGGCCGTGAAGAAGATCCGTCGGAAGGTGAGCACCGCCACCGTAACCGGTGTGTTCATCACCTCCGAAAGGCAGCTCGGAACCCCGGTGACCGGAAGCTGGGAACACATGGCCGTCAAGGTCCCGGAGTCCATGGTACACCGCAATCGGCTGAAGGACGTATTCCAGGAGGCCGCCGAGAAGGCTGAGGACTATGGGCTCCTGGCCTCTGCAATCGGGAAGTACCACGCCGAAACCGTGGAGACGGCCGTGAACCTGTTGCGATCCGAGACGCTGTACCGGAGCGAGAATGTGCTGGGCATGGCAGAGTGGTTCTTGGAAGTGCTCCGGTTGGTGAAGGAGAAGCGGGAACCCTGGAACAAAGCCACCCGGAACATCATCTGGTATAAGGCGGCCACGGCGCCGGTGGGCTTCTGCCATATCTCCTCCAACGTAATCGGAACCCTCCTGGATGACATTGCAGCCGGCTATGATTTCAACACTGTGAGCCGGAAGTTTGCCGAGAAGATGAACCCGCTCCAGTACCAGAGGCCGCAGGCCGCCCCTTCCACTGGGAATGTGGCCCGGGCGGAGAGAGTCGTCGAGAAGTTGGGTATCGCCAACTCCCTGAAGCGGCGGTACGCCCGCCTGGATGAGATCCAGACGATTTGGAGACCGACGCCGGCCAAGAAGACGGGAGGGGTGTCTGCCGGCGTGTTCGCCCGGGTAGCCACCAAGGAGCAGCAGAGGGAGGCACCGACTGCTATGAGCGGGCCGACCGTGCCCATCACCTGGGAGAAGTTCCGGCGGACGGTTCTGGGCTCTGCCAGAAAGATCGAGTTCTATGTCACCGGAAATTTGGAGAACTATACGGCGATTCTGACCGCTGAAGATCCTGCGGCGCCTCCCATCATCCTGTGGGATACGGAGGAAAACCGGAACCCGTTCTCCTGGTATGTGTACTCCGGCGGTTCTACCCCGTCCAGATGGAATCTGACGCCCGGCTATGTGGAGGTCACCGGAGTCACTTTGCAGCCGAACCTCTGGCAGCCCGGATATGAGCACAGAGGCGCAAGCGTCATCTTCGTCCTGGAGGGCGCAAAGGATCGGGATCGTAGGAGCACCAGCCTCGCCCTGTTCCCGGAGGTGTTGAAGTCGGAGCTGCATGAGGTGCGATCCACCATTGAGGCGTACTCCAAAAGCGAAAAGCTTGGTGGCGCAGATGAGGCATCCGCCTGCGGCGTACGGCTCCAGAAGGGGCTGAACTGGAACACCCGGTTCCGGGTGACTACGGACATCGGCACCACCATCTACAAGCTCGACCGCTGGGACTAAGGAGGGGAAGAGGATGAGATCGAAGCACTATAAGGGAACCCCGGAGCAACGCGCTCTCTGGCTGAAGACCGTGATTGCCTGTGCAGCAACGAACGCGAGCCTGAACATCACGGTTCACGATGGGAAAATTGGCTTTGTGGATCGGAAGAGCAGGAAGGTTGTCTCCCTCTGGTCGCCGGAATATAAAGTACCCGGGGAAGAGGAACAGACATGAAAGGTGGTTTGAAGATGGAATTCAAAAAGACCGTCGTATTTGATTTTGATGGGGTCATCCACAGTTATACCTCTGGCTGGAAGGGGGCGGAAGATATCCCGGACCCGCCGGTTCCCGGCATTTCGGAGGCAATAGAGCGCATTAGGATGGCCGGTTACCGTGTGGTAGTGGTATCGACCCGCTGCTACCGGCCGGAAGGTATGGGAGCTGTTCGCCGCTACCTCCGGGACAACGGGATCGTTGTTGATGACGTGATGATGGAGAAACCCCCAGCAATCTGCTACATCGACGACCGAGCCATCCGATTTGATGGACACCCTGAAAAGCTGGTGGATCAGGTTACGAATTTCCATAGCTGGCTGGAGGGGCCGGCGAGAAACGACGAACCGGTGAAGGGGCTGCGTCCCTGTAAAGCGGTTGCCTACGAGAAGGGAGAGGCTGTGGACGTAGTTGGCCGCTACCATTGCTGGGGCAATAACTATGAGGAATTTGACGGTGGCCCAGGAGTCTTCACCACCGCCATTATCGAACTGGACGATGGCAGGATCGTAAGCTGCCCGGCAGAAACCGTGCAATTTCTGGACAGGGAGGCACCGTGAACATGAGACATGAGCTTTGGGGCCTTCGGAAGATTGATACGAAGGAGCCGGTCTACACCTATTTGGCCTCCAGCAATCGGCACCGGGCCTTGTTTGCCCGCCGGGACGAAGCGGAGAGAGCCTGTCTGAATCCCAGGAATGGCGACATAGAGCCGTTCAGGATCACCGGCTCTGATGTAGGAGAGCCGGTGCGGCACGGTCGCTGGGAGATTCACTTCGAGCATTGGGCGCCGTACCAGCGGTGCAGCGTATGCGGGTTTGAAATACCGCTCACCTCAAGCGAGGAAGAGGCAGAAGCCAGCCTCTACAAGCATTGCCCTGAGTGTACCGCAAGAATGGACAAGGAGAAGGCGCTATGAAATACGGCACCACAAAGAAAAAAATCGCCCATGTTATTATGGAAGGCAGCGGGAACGGCTTGGGCGGATACTGGTTCACTTTCTGCGAGAAGTGGATTTCGCCCACCGGCATTTCTGAGGAAGTACCTGGCGATGCCCGGCTCTGCACCCAATGCCAAAAGAAAATTGAGAAAGTGGGTAGTTTAAGTGAAAAAGTCTGACATCAAGATCGGGCATACCTACTCCAACGGGAAGGGGCGGCTCCGAAAGGTCATTGACATCGGGCCGCAGTACAAGTTCTACGATGGGCAGGGGTGCGATGAGAACATGAGGTACGAGGTCATCAACGACGGAAGCAAGAAGAACCGAACCGCCGGAGAGCAGCACAACATGACCCTGGCCTCTTTTGCCTCCTGGTGCAAGGAGGAGGTTGAGTGAGGTGCCCATAAAGAATTACACCACAAAGGTCCCGGCGGTTCAGACTGTGGGAGAGATCCAGGGGCTCCTGGCAGCCCATGGTGCCAGGAAGGTGATGATGGATTATGGAGATGACGGCAAGGTTCTTGCCGTCACCTTCGCCCTTGACTGCTGCGGTATGCTGCGGGGATTTCGCCTGGAGGCAAAACCGGATGGAGTAATGTCCGTTATGGCGAAAGAAAGAACAAAGTGCGATCCAGAGCAGGCGGAGCGCATTGCCTGGAGAAACGTCAAAGACTGGATTGCAGCGCAGATCGCTCTGGTAGAGACTGAGCAGGCCACCATGGATGAGCTGTTCCTACCGAAACTGGTAGATCAGAATGAGCGGACACTATACGATGCGTTCCAGTCAGGCCGTTTAACGCTGGGAAGCGGAGAATAAGTCGTAAGCGACGAAGTTTGAAAGGAGATCGAATCCATGAAGAAAAGCGCCTTTATCGCGGCCGGCATTGTAGCCGCCGCCATCCTCCTGATTGTGGTAATGGTGGCCGGCATCAATAACCGGGCCATCTCCCTGGAGGAGCAGATCAGTGGTGCGGAGGCCCAGATCAACGTGGCTGAGAAGCGCCGGGTGGACCTCATCTACAATCTGGTGGACACCGTGACGGCCTATCAGGAGTATGAAGGCGAGACGATGCTTGCCGTCACAGAAGCTCGGGCTGCGGCCCAGGCCGGCGACGCCGATGGGGCCATGACCGCACTGAACGCTGTGTCGGAACAGTACCCGGGGCTGAAGGCCAACGAAAATTACCAGCAACTCATGACGGAACTGGCTTTGACTGAGAACTCCATCGCACAATACCGGAACAACTACAATGAGCAGGTGAAGGCGTACAATAAATTCGTCCGGCAGTTCCCGAACAGCATTGTCCTTGGGATTATGGGCTATGCCCCCATCGAGACGCAGTACACCGATTACGATGCGCCGGAGGACGCACCCACTGACCTGTTTGGAGAATGACATGGAGATCAAGAAAAGAGAGATCCTGTTCGGTGTTATCATCGTGCTTGTGATGCTTGCCATAGGCTTCGGTATCTCCGGGGCCATCAAGGAGTATGCTCAGAGTAAGGCAGAGAAGTACACCACGGCGGTCAGGATTGAAGACGCCGGCCAGTTCTCCTACGGGATGAGCACTGACTTCGGAAACGCCCTGGTCTATGGAACGCTCCAGGCTGGGCAGCCAGTTACATACCCCGAGTTGGAGGGGGAGTACCTGGAGATCTCGATGGTGGAGGAGCGGTACACCATGCACACCCGCACGGTCACCTACACCGACTCGAATGGGCGCAGCCACACCAAGACAGAAACCTATTGGACCTGGGACTACGACGGTGAGGAGAAATGGGCGAGCGATACCGTGGAGTTCCTGGGAGCAGAGTTCGCAACGAGCCAGTTCAATTTGCCGGGTCAGGACACCCTCGAACTGAAGGATGGAAGCCGGTATCTGTACGAAACCTCCCATGTGCGGTACTACTTCACGGGCCTGCCGGCGGTCTTTGACGCCACGATCCATGCAGATCTGCGGGGTGGAGATATTGGGCAGGGCGTGGAGGTGTTCCAGGAGCTGACCCCGGCGGAAGTGGTGGAGGATCAGGTAAGCGGCCAGAAGATCCCTGTTATCATCTTCTGGGTGGTATGGGTGCTGCTGACCGGGGGAGCTGTGGTCGGATTCTTCTATCTGGAGAACCGATGGTTAGATGATTAAAGGAGGTTCAAAATGGAGATACGCGAGAATGAAAATGACTTTAGCTTCTGGTTCCCGAAAGTAAAGTGCTGCGGTATACCTGTTCCAAAGACATACTTCGCTAAGTTGCCGTCCGTTGAGGAGGAACCGGAATATGCCAGGCGGTTATATGGTGCGTTCTATATGGAGGCCCCCAGGGAAGACATTAAGGTAATCCGGGAATGGTTGGACAACAGGATCGTCCCGGAGCTGGTCAAGGAGAATCTGACAGGCCATGTGTTTGTGAAGAATGGGCGGTTCAGCAACAAGTTTGATGCCAGAGGGAATTGCATCCTGTACGGAATTGCCGACCTTGATCGAGCTATTGCAAACATCAACTATGAGGCGATGTGCATGGACGCTGACGGTTGCGACGAAATCGTGGTCAGAGAGTTCATAGAGAGCAATAGCAAGGTGACGCCTTGTATCTACAACGGGTTACCGCTCCGTAGTGAGTTCCGAGTGTTCTATGACTTTGAGAAGCAAAAGACGATCTTTACGGTAAATTATTGGGACTTCAACTATGTGTATCCGCACTTGTATGACGCTACCGACAAGATTGTCTTTGAACATGAACGGAATCGACTTGAAAAAGCGTTTTCGGAGAACCGGGATCGCGTTCAGGCAATGGTTGATACGGCCATGAAGCGGGTGAACGGCCTGAACGGGCAGTGGTCGGTTGACATCCTTATGGACGAGAGAGATACCCTGTGGCTGATTGATATGGCGATTGCACAGCGGTCAGCATATTGGGAACTACGACCAGGGAAGGACGACAGAAATGGGGAATGAGCTGTTTTGTACCGAAAAGAGCTGCCCGTTTGAAGATTGTGAAAAGCACTGGAAGCACCTGATCGGCAGGCCGGGCCGGCAAGAGGTGCGCGTCATTAACCTGTCTGGCGTATGCCGAGATTATCTTGGATTGGTTTTGGATGAAGTGGAACAGACCAGATAGGAGCGATTCCAGCGGATCGTAGCTACCATTTCATCATTTGACCTCATTCCAGCGGTTTTAGGCGGGCCATAGACATGAAGAGAGCGCAGGGGCATCGCCTCTGCGCTCTTTCTTTATGCCTTAATGTTGTCAGATAATACGGTCTACCGCCGGCCTGATACCGCCGTAATCGCACTCTACGGCGCCAATGCGAGCCAGACCTTGCAGGGAGATCTTGCGCTGGTCGCCAAGCCGCTCGTCGATGGTCCGGGTCGGGACGATGTAGAAGCGCCACTGATCCAGCACCATGGGATTTGCTACGCTGCGGTCCTGCTCGGAAAAAAGGCAGAACACATAGATGTCGGACCGCCGGATGGGCGGAGAAGCGTCACGGCCGATGTACCGGTATCCGTCTCCGGTGTCCTCGATGTCGCAGTTGAGCGTTTTGGCGATGGAGAACACCGGCTTTGGGGGAGAGGGCCGTTCCCATGCCTGAAGGAGTGTGGAGCATTTGACCTCGATGCGAATAGTTCTGCCTTCGTGCGGATACAGAATGTCGCACTCGCCCCAGCCACGCTTCGGTTCGCTCATGTCCATGCCCAGAGCGGTGTTGACGATGAACTCAGCCAGGTCGCCCCGGGGGCCGTCTGCGATGAGCCTGGACATCGACCACGCCCAGAAATCTTTGATGGATGTCGGAAGCGGGGAGCCTCCAAACTCGAAAAGCTCGCTGCCACTCAGGACCTTGTGTTTCATATCCATGCGCTCATTCCTCCGGGCTGTTGATGATGGTGTTCAGTGCGTCGGATGCCGATTCGTTTGAGCAGATGATTTGAATGTTCAAGCCGGATTGGGACGTGACGATGATCTTGCCGTACTTCAGAACGGGATATTGCTTGTTATTGGCGTAGCGGCGGTCCGGGGAGCCGTCGTTATTGGAATAGGCCCATACCATCTTCACCACCTCGGAATCGGTAGGAGCTTGGCCGCCCTCCAGGAACCCGAAAGCGGAGATGTCAAACTTGATCTCGCTGTAATCCAAAGCGCCGAACTGCTTTTTGCCGAAGATGAGGAGCCGGTCCGGCATGACGGCCATCTGCTGATTCTGGAGCTTGAATACCACCGGAGAGATGTTCGTTTTCAGATACCAGGGGAGCTTGCCGCCGGCGGAGATCTTCACGGTATCGACTGCGTTCTTGATGCCGGCGGTCTTCCTAGAGTTTTTGCTGGTGGCGGTGAGGGTGATTTCCTGCAAGGACTGGCTGGCAGCCACGGCTCTCCAGGCAGCGGAGAACCGGTCCCACTTCACCTGCTCATCATCCTCGAACTCGTAGATGATGGATGGGCGGCCCTTGATGAAGAGGGCTGCCAGCGCCACCAGGCAGAGAACGCACACCGGAGTAGCCGCCACAGTCAGGATTGCCAGCACGATCAGTACAGTCCGCAGGAGTTTGACCCGCTTGACCTCCTTGAACAGCTCGTCATACTCAGGAGACCGGAGTGCGTTGGCGTCAACGGAAGTAACCCTCTGAGCGCCGGTGTAGTCCGCCATCGGATCTCGCTGCTGCTGTGCAGCCCCCGCCTGCTGGCCCGACGACCGCTTCCCGTGCTCTTCGACATAGCTGATGCCGGTGCCTGGGATGGATACGGTTTGCCGCGTCCGGCCATCTGCGGTCTTGGTCACCCGGTAGCCCTTAACGCCCCAGCTATACCCTATGCCGTTCTTGCTCAGATTAACCCGGAATCCCCCTCCCAGGTTGATGCTCTTTCTGTACCTCCAACCCATAGATTTGACCTCCGTTCATGTTGTGTAGTCCATAAGCTTACATATCGTATTCTAACAGTGGCTATTATGGCCGTCAATCGGATTGTAGTCTAAAAGAGCACGAAATATATACTGTTAGATTACAGTTAGGAGGTGCTATGAGTGGGCGACAAGCTACTTGGACGGAGGATCAACGCAGCAAGGAAGGATCGAGGCATAACGAGTGAACGCCTGTCTGAGCTGTGCAACATTAATGATACTTATATGCGGTAGATAGAATCTGGGGCTAAGATACCTAGCTTGCCGGTGTTTGTGACGATCTGCAAAGAGCTACGGGTATCGCCGAGCTACCTGCTTGCCGATGTGCTGGAGGGGTCTGGCGCTACCGATTTAGATGAACTGACCGACCTGCTGAAAAATGCCACCCCGAGCCAGATCCGCATGATGACGGCCATGATTAAGGCCGCCCTTGGGGCAACCGAAGAGTGAAACAGACGGAGCCGCAGGAAATGACCTGCGGCTCTGTTTGTCGTATGGTTACCAAATGGTACTGCAAATTACCACGAAGGAAACATTTTCCGGCTCTATTGACTTAGACGCCCGGTATATTACGATAAGATTACAGGAAATCAAATGAATATCGGTAGAAACCGATGATTTCCTGAACTTTTGAAAGGGTGACAGGTATATGGTAACGCCGGATAAAATTAGAAATGATGCAGCAAAAGCAGATGCTCTCCTGGAGGCTTTTGAGCGTAGCTTCCTCCACCTTGTAGATGTAGGAGATGAAGCCCCGGATGAACGGGAGCGAGAGCTGGGGACGATGGCCTTCTACGGCCTCCGTGATATGCTCCAGAAGATCATCGTCGAACTGGATGAACTGAGCGGCCACATGGAGGTCTGTGACGCAGTAATCGCAGCCAACGAAGCAAAAAGGAGGGGAGAAAAATGATCGAGAGAAGCGACATCAACGACAATGCGCTGGAGATCAGTAGCACCGCCCATACGATTCGGACGCTTATACATGGAGATAAGGCGCTCTTTTCCGCCGTTGACATTCTGAAAGCCTGCGGTATCAAGGCTCCGACAAAGTGGATGGAGCGGAATACGAGCGACCGGCCGGACATCGTTAAGGCGAAGTTTGAGTACCCGGTCAAGACCACGCAGGGATACCGGCGGGTAAAGCTGAACTTCGTGACCGGCGGCGTTGGAAAGCGGCTGGTGAAGTACACGACCTGCCCGGAAGAAACAAAGAAATGGCTCCTGGAAGAAGTGCTTACATATCGTGCCACCAAGACCACCGGCCGGGCGTCGCAAGAAGAGGAGCCTGTTACCGGAAAGAAGGAAGCCCCTGCCCAAAAGAAAGAGGAGATCAGCAGGAGGATCGACAGCATCCTGCTTGAGCTTCTTGAAATTAAGCGGTTCCTGGCGGCGGGTGCGAGCAACTTATAATATCGAAAACGTGTATATAAGAAAATATTTTATAAAATCATCGAAAACATATTGACACCGCAGGTAGGTCTGTTAAGATAAGATTATAGGAAATCCAAACTACCTGAAGGAGTTGAAGAAGATGTTCGCAGTAGTAGCTGTTTACCCGTCGGGCCGCCGGGTTCTGGTGGGATTTGCCCACACCCAGGAGGAAGTGGACGGCCTTATCAACGACTGCATTGCCTATAACGGCGAGGAGAAGATCCGCGAAATGGGTATCCGCTTCAACATTGAACTGGCCGGCTGAAACAGGCGCTAAGGAGGTATCTGATATGGATGGTTATACCAGCAAAAGTTTTGACTGCATGAGCGAGGCAAAGAAGTTCGCAAAATCGGTAAAGGGTGTCATTGAAGGGCCGTTCCTCGATTGGGACCTGAACAGAGAGTATATTGTTTTCTACAAGGAGGTTGTTTAACATGAGCAACATGAAAAAGACTGATGATTTCTTCGCAAAGATCGAGGCTGCCGGCCTCAGCAGCGCCTTCGCAAAGATGAGCGGGATAGCATCCGAGACCATTGGATGCTATCTGGAGGATCTGATTGACGACGCTGTATATGAGATGGAAAAGCCTGAGTGCCGCATCCGATACTGCGAGAAGGACCAAGATGGGGACGAGTGCTATATCTATGAAACCAGACAGGACGAGGGGGAGGAGTTCGGCCTCTCCAAGAGCTTCCGCCTCATCGACGACCGGATCAGCTATCAGGCCCTGACGGAGCTGAGGGAGCTTATGCGGCTCGGCTACGGTATCCACTTCGCATAATAGCCGCCAAATCCCAATAAAAGGCCGGGAACAGAGGAACAGGGCGTGGGTGGTATAATTTCATACCCGAAGATACCGGGCTTCCTGCGGCCTCCTACGTGTTTACTATGCCTGGTTGTTACCAGATGGTAAAAGGAGACGATGTTTTGGAAAGTTCAAAATTTGAACAGAGGATGGCTCTGTTTGCTAGAAAGCACAGTCTGCATTTGACTTGGCAGGACATTAAGTTCGGATACCGGCGGGCACGGTTCATCTGCGAAAGCCGCGAGGAGATGACGGCTATCCTGAATCTGCTCTGGCACACCCAAGGTATCTGGACGAACTACTGGTGCTGCTTTGAGGGAGAGTTCGAGGGCTACGTCTATGCCATGGATCGAAAGGACCGAGAGAGCTTCGAGAGGGAGCAGGAGAAAGAGCGGAAACGGCTTGAGGACTGGTGGCTACGTTACCATCTGGCCGATGAGGAGACCCGCCGGCTGATGGCCTGCGGAGAGATTGAATAGGAGGGAGAACTGTGATTGTCCTGGAAAGCGGGACCCATGTGGATGCGGTCACCGTCATCAAAGAGGCGGGGTTCGTTGATATTACCCCGGATGTAAGCACGGCGACTCATAAGTTTTTCGAGAAGGACGGGAAGCTGTTCATGTTCAATGGCTGGAACCGCCTGGATAAAAAGAGAAACTGGCAGGATGTCGAGTTGGTGCAGGTGAGACCCGTTCCGGCGGACCCAGAGGATCTGGAGCGGTGGATTCGGCGGTGGGAATAATGGTGAGCAAGATGGAAAGAAAAATCATTCTAGTGACCCAGACAGAGGCGTATATGATGATTTCTGATCTGCGAAATGGGGAGCCGACACATAACGGGGATCGAACAAGCAGGTATATCGACATAGCAAAGGGATATGGAGAGAAGATGGGGCGAACAGTGAAGGCAGCTCTTATTGAAGAAAAATCGGGGCTTCCGAAAAGCGAGCAGGCATATGCGCTTCATATCATCAATGATGTAGATGAGTCAGATTGCCGCATCTTTGAAACAAATCATCTTGACGAAGAAGAACTTGAAAGCCTGCTTGGGACCATTCTGGATGCTCTGGAGGATGGCCGCCTATGAGTTATGAACAGGCTATGCGTCACACCAAGAACCATCGGAAAGACCGGTTCTGCCAGCAGTGCAGCGGCTACTTCGGAGATGGGACGCCAGAGGGCTTCCAGTTGCCTGAAGAGGTATTTTCCGACCTCTCCGCCAAAAGCATGGAGAAGATCCTGGGGGCTGTGAAGGAGTTTCCGGTTTACCTTCACCAGAAGAAGACCGGGGAGTGGGAGCTGGTGCCGAAGAATCACCTGTTTGGTCAGGAGATTGGCTCCTTGGGAGAACTCGCTCAGTTCGCCTCCGACTACGCTTGAATAGCAAGATAAACGATTCCGAATATTTTTGAAAACTTTTGTCCGGTCTATTGACTTAGGCGGTCGGTGTCGTAAAGTAAAGATATAGTTAGATTACCATTTGGTATCAGAAAGGAGCGTTTCGGAAATGCTGTTCGATTTGATAATGGAGCTGCCGACCGCCGGGGACCGGGCGGAGAAAGAACGGGCCTACCGCCGGTTTGAGCGGGTGGGCATTGACCGGATGTGCGCCGATAATATGGCCGCAGAATTCTACAAGGCCGAGGGAGGTGAGGTTCATGCCGAAGTTAATGGATGCGCTCGTTGATGCCGCTGAATTGCTGGACTGGTCCGTACATATCAACGACGACTGCATCGAGTTTGAAAAGTACAGTCCGGCCGGGGAGGACTTCTTTTTCACCATTACGGGAAACGATGAAGCCCGTGTGGTAGAGCAGGTCCGGGGATACGCATACGATTTCGACCCAGACGAGCACGCTGAGATGTGGGTGGAAATCAGAGGGAAAAGGGGAGTGCCGGATAGTATCCGCACCCTCATTGATGATGCGGATGCCATCAAGGAAATGGTGTTCGAGCTGGCCGCCGAACTGCGAAAGGCAGAGGAGGAATACCAGAAGGAGGTAGCAGGATGATCCTGGAGGCGGTTATCTGCCCAGACTGCGGGGAGATCTCCATCCGGGACATTCAGATCGACGAGTTGGGTGTCCCGTTCTGGCCCTGCAAAAAGTGCGGAGCAGTCCATGAAGACCGGAGCTGGTATCGGAATATCAGCCAGGAGGAGGCAAAGGCCATCATCAATACCCGGGAGCCGAGGGGACTGTTTCTGCTGGACACCGGCATTGAAGTCATCGGGATCAACAACGAAACCGGGGATGCCTGAACGGAGGAGTTCCCTGACAGGACGGAATGTATGGAGTGGCTTATCGGAGATAGGGAGGCGAGCCAATGAACGAAGATAAGAAGCGGAAGTTCGAGGTGTATCTGCTCGACGTGTTCCTGGATGAAAGCGGCTGGCAGGAAAATGAGCGGTTCTACCTGGGGACGCTGGAGGTCGAGCCTGCCGTGGGTGCGGATCTCGACGATGTAGATATTCTGGCGGCCATGAAGAACTTCAGATACCGGGATTACACCGGGCGCCAGATCAGCGCCCTGGTCACCACGGACCGCCGGACGGTCTACGCTGAGAACTATTACGGAGACGGGTCCTGGTGGGAGATCGGAGCCGTGAAGAACCGGGTCCCCGTGTATGGCCTGAAATTGAGAGGTGATGCGGCATGACAAAAGCGGAACTGCGGGACCATTTGAAGGCCGGCTACTTCATGGATGATGCCTTCGACTTTAGCCCCGGTCAGGATTGCGATATTTTTAAGGCGGATCAGTTCGAGACCGGAGATGAAATCATATATATCCCGGACGTGTATCTGAATATGATCCCGCGCAGCACCTGTATCACCGATGATGAAACTATCGAAGAGGTGGTCGGGAACTGCTACACCGGCAACGACTTCATCGAGGAATGCGGCGGGAACCTTGAATTGGCCGAGCGCCTGTTCTGGTACTGCGACTGGCAGCACCCGTCGTCAGCGGTAGATGAGATTGTGGATGAGGAGGATGAAGTTTGAAACAAAGCGATAGCCGAAGCAGAAGGAAAAAGGGCGCAAAAACACAGCCGCAGGGACTGCGGGAAAAAACGATATGGAAGAGGGTCTCAA